AAAGTGAAGTCATCTCGTTTTCAAGGGCTGAGGTATCCCGCTCAGGCCGTCACCGCAGGTTCAGGCTCAACAGTTTCCTTAACTTTTTTGTAGATGCCGAGGGGATTGTACTTGACGATGTCGTCAATGGCGCGCTCGATCTCCTGCTCATTCTCAACAGCGGAGAGCTGATCGGAAGTACGAGCGATACGCGCCAAATAGGCGCAGGAATGGTAACCTTTGTCCTCATCGAACCGGAACCAGGCATCGAATTGAGTGAAAGGGTCATAGGGATTGTCGGTTGTAGTCAAAGCACACTTAGCCATTCGCTCTCACTTCCTTTCATTCATTGAGAATTCTCGACACAGCAGAAGGCGAAAGGTTCAAAGCATCAGCGATTTCGGCATTTGTATGACCAGAATTCGCCATTGCTCTGATCCTGTTTGCCCGAGCTTCGGACACTTCGGTTCTCGTTCTTGGTGTGGCGCGTTCACGTACAACGTCAGGGTCAGCATAGCGCAGGATCTCTTTCAATGTTGTGTCAGAGATTGCTCCAGCCTGAATCGCTTCCCATTCACCATCGCTGATAGTGATTCGAGTTCCTTTACCGCTTGCTCCAGTCTCGACGCGAGCATCGCTGATTGCAGCTCTGCGAATCTTGGAGATCTCATCTTTGTCGGTGATGTTGTTGGCTTCGACCTTCGCCTTAACACGAGCGTTGGCAATACGCTGGGCTTCACGCTCACGAGGAGCGTTGAGCTGAGCAAGACGAAGCGCCGAAGTAAGACGATCCACTTCCGGCTGATAAGTTCTGGCAGCACTGGCAGAGCGAGCCAAAGTCGGCGTCGCAACGTACTCAAGCCTTGCCCGGTTGGCCAGAGCCTTCATCTTGTTAGCGTAGTCGGCATAGGCATCCTCGACAAGCGTTCCGGAAGACAGTGTCCGAATGTCATCGGTCTTGTCCAGCAGCTTAATCTTGGTTGTAGCCTGAACTTCACGACCCTTTGCGTCAAAGTAAGTACGGCCGGACTCCTTATAGATGACCTTACCCGTCTGCTTGTCGATACGACCGCTGCCCTGACGCTCAGGAACCTCAACGTCCTGCTTGCGACGGGACAGCAGAGTGGAGGCACCGCCTCTTTCCTTGCCATTTTCATCAGTGTAACCTTGCCACTTTTTCCGAAGGGTGGCGATGTCGTTCTCCTGCTCAGACCGCTTATAGTCCAGCTTGTGCTTGGCAGCGTCGATGACCACCATGCTGTGCTTGACAGCCTTCACGATGTCACTCTCGGGGGCCCCTTTCAGGGTCATATCGGTGATGAGATTGGAGATCTTACCCATCTCTATCTGGGTGGCCTCTTTAGAGAGGAGCCGGATACCGGTCTTGCCTTCAGTGGAGTATTCAACTTTGGCGTCGAAGTCCTTCAATCCGGCAAGGGCGGGGGTCGATTTTATGTTCACCCTCCCACCGGTAGGAATAACAACGACCTGGTCGCCATCGAAGTCCGCTCCGGAGAGCCGCTCCGCAACCTTGGCGTTGATACCGACGGCGTCCCTGGTCCGGGGGCCCAGAATAGAAATAGCTGACTTGTTTTTATTGTTGACAGTCAGGATAGGAATCTCAAATGTTCCGCCATGAGGATACCGAACAAGGGCAACCTTCTCCCCATCCCTGTAGTTAGGGGCGTAGATCTCGGTTTCCTTCATCGCCGTGAGCGGCAATATAACTTGGGTGCTCTGGCGGGGAAGAGCAGCGGCCTTCAGGTGGACAACAGCGGAGTCGCATTCATCGGCGAAGTCCATCAGCAACTTCTTCTTCACAGTGGGATTGGTCAGGGAGCAGATCTCGGAAAACTCATCCTCTGCATCTGCATAGGTCAAATCCAACTGAGTCTGAATCAGCTTGATGGGCTGCTTAGAAAGGAACTGGGAAGACAAGTTCTTGCTCATCTTATCCCAGTCACCCTCTTCCTTCAGCTTGTTGATCGCCGACAGCTTCTCGGTGCCATCCTCGTCAATATAATGGCTCTGGCCACCAGCCTTGATAAACGCTCCGAAAGGATTGTCCGGGTCGTTCTGGATTTTCTTCAGTACGTCCAGCTTCGGAGTACCGGACCGTTTGTTGGTGTTAAATATAATGTCTACACCATCTGGCATGTCTTCGGAGTACATGGCCATGCCCTTGAGATAATGGGTTCCATCGACCATGATCCGGACCTGAGCATAGTGGGAAGCGCCCAAGTCCAGGTCAGGAACACCTCTTCGGAGCTCAATGACGCCGTCTTTCGCCAACCCGCCTTCCTCGGCATAGCGGATTTTCACCCGGTCAGAGCTGATACTGGCTGGATATTCTCGCTTATCCCAAGACTCGCCGCCATCAGTGCTGTGATATTCACCGACCGACTTGACCAGGGAAAGGTCTTGATAAACCTGACGCTGGTCGATGTCTGGTACGGATATAATTGGTGTGATGGTACGGTTCTTCGGATTGTTGACCTGAGGAACACCGACACCAAAGCGGTTGTAACCCTCAGTCTCCAAAATAAAAAGCGCCTCCTGAAGGACACCACTGGAAACACCAAGCTCACGCTCGGCTCCGGTGCCGACATCAAGGGCGCCTTTTTCCGCAAGCTCCTGCTTCAACCGTTCCGCAGTCTGCCGTGCTTTATTTTTGTTGGTTGCAGTGTTCTCGTTGAGAAGCGCTCGAACCGAAGAATCGTTATTGTAACCCATGATCTTAGCAATCTCGTCAAGGGTTTTACCCTCTTCTCTCAGAGACTTGGCCCTGTCAGCCAGAACCATACGCCGCTCATGCTTCGCCACCCGAACCTGCATCCGCAGATCCGTTGTGGACATCTTCAGTTCCTCGGCAATCTCTTTTTCACTCTTGCCCTGGGACTGAAGTTCCTCAACTCTGCTGAGGAAGTCACCGCCATGCTGGAAGGGGTTATCGCCAGAACCCCACGGATAGCGCCCAGAACGTCTTTTGACGCCATAGTGCATCAGGATATCGTCCTGAAATGGATTCATGCTTTACCCCTCCTGTTCCCTCATTCTGTTGATGATTTTATCAAATGTGATAATGCGGTCCATAATTGGGAAGATGTCTTCCACAGTGGCGTTGTGGCAGAGTACTTCGTCATTCTGATAAATACGAAGCTCCATCCCAATCTCGCTGGGCTTGATGCCATACTCCAGGCAGAAGAGCGCAGCATAGATCATCAGCTGCTCCATTTTGGCCGGCGTCTCTCCGGTCTTCAAATCGTGAATGCGGAGAAAGTCATTCCGGAATATAATTGCATCTGCTGTCCCAAAGCAGTTAGGAGAATAGTACAGGATCTGTTCCGGCGTCATCTTAAATCCAATGGCGTCGTTGACGTACATATTCAACGTCTGCTTCGATCTGGGCAGCTTCTGTCCGAGGCGGATACATTCAGCAGCAAAAGCATGGAGCTTTGTACCCTTTTGGGCGGCTCTCCATTTAGAATAGGTTTCTTCAACCTTCTCCTCACTATAATTGATCCAATGATAATTACTTGCGCCGAGGAAAGCATGAAGTCCTTCCAATTTATCGTGCCTATTAAATACCATAGTCAGTCCTCCTGATCCGCAAAGGCAAAATGGTAACCGTGATGCTGTTTTGCATAACCGCGACAGCAACAGCTAATTGCAGAAGAGGCGCATCCTAAGGCTTGCGCACAGTCTTTTATGCTTGTAAATATCTCGCCTGTTTCTAAAACCCGCACAGGACGCTTATTTTGCTCAGCAAAGACTTTAGCTCCTTTCATCCTAAGTTCTTTGGTCAGAGGAGATTTTCGCAAGTTAGCCTTATATGAGTGCTGAAGATTTTCACTTCTGGTAACCCACTCTAAATTACCTACAAAATTGTTCTGCTTATTGCCATCAATGTGATTAACTTCATAGCCATTATGATCTCCATCAAAGAAGGCATCCGCAACCAATCTATGGACAGAGCAACTTTTTTCGTAACCATTTCTGCAAAGTCTAACCATGCAATATCCATCACGGGTTACCCACTGTTTCAGTTCTTTTCCGGAACGATTAAAAACTCGGCCATAAATATCAACCGTGTAATCCGGAAAATCATTGATGACTTTCAAAAATCTGCTGGAGCTCATTGAGCACTTCCTCCTTGTTCTCAGGAGAGACAAAACGAGAGAAAGACATCTCGTTCATCTTCCCGACGTAGTATTCCTGGTTCGGCTGTCTCTTCGCCCTCGCAGACCTCTTGCATTCCAGGGAGGCCCATTTGTTCTTATAGAGAACAAGCAGGTCAGGAATGCCCTGAATCTGGTCCATCTTGAAGACCATGCACCCAGGAAAGAGATTTTCGATTTTGTCAATGAGCCTATCCTGAAAACCGCTCTCCAGGCGGGAACTCCTGGCCATAAAAAGGCCTCCTTTCAACAGAAATAATAGAAAAAACAGAAAAAGTTTGACACATTCCCTCTTCTCTCCATAAAAGAGTCTGTTTTTTTGGCGCAAAAGAAAAACAGAGACGTCATAATCGGCGTCTCTGTTCTAAAAAATATAGTTGCGGAAGTGTTAATGTCGGTTGATCGATTCTTTTACCTTCGTTGCAAATGCAACGTCTTCAGAAGAAAGATAATCTTTGATATCTACTTCTGTTCCATCTTTTAATAGGTTTAGACAATCATGGAAGGAAAGAAAAAATTCTGTACCATCTTCCTTCCGAATATAATTCATACTGTTGTTGGCAGGTACGGATGGAAGTTCCATACTTTTTTCACTCCAATTACGGAGCACAGTCATAAAACCATAGAAAGAATCATAATCGAAGCATCTCACAATGCATCGATTGGGATGATTTGTTTCAACCACATGACACGCCGTTTTCAAAGATACCATCGTCATTCTCCTATTCATTTGTTTTTGACTAATTCGCCAATCGTGTCGGTATTGATTTCCAGATTGTCGAGGCGACCGACCCAACATCCACGCAAAAGTATCCCAGATGCCATTCCTTGGAATATGTAATCAGCGTTTGACATTTTTCCTTGTGAGTCAACGTAATGGATCTGTCCATTCACATTCTCCCATGAAACAAAATGCCCAATAGAATATCCATCTCCAATTAGCATAATTCCCATCGCTCCATTTTCGTTGTTACAGAGCTTTAGAAGCTTTTTGGATAACGCATCTCGATATCCATTTTTGGTAAAATGGTTTCCCGTAATGATCCCTTCAGGTTTGTATCCCTTAAAATACTTCCCAAAATCATTATAATCGAGTCCAACATCAGCTTCTTCCTTTCGCATGTCTTCTGCTTCAACATCAAGCCCCATTCTACGAAGGACATAAGCTGCACTACATTTTCCACAGTTATTTCGCGCTAAAGGGCTATTGGGGTTGTAATCCGGGTCAACAGCTTTGCAGTCTTCGTCTATTGACATATTACCCGTTTTAAGTTTAAGACCCGTTTTATTTGCCACTTGACGAATCTCGTTTGAAATGTTTAATGCCCCATTTGAAATATGGCTCTGATGATTATTGCGGGTTTCTCCAGACATGTTCATTTTAGCTCCACCTTTAGTTATGGTCAAGCTCTTGTCGGAGGATCTTTGCTGATCCACTTGATGTTTATCAAGAGATTTCTGCCATCCAGCCTTCTTTTCTGATGCCGAATGGTCTTTTTCTCCTAAAGGATATGGCGGGCCATTACGAACTCCCCATTTTTGACCTCGAATGCCATGATGAGCAAGGCACTCGTCTAAGGATGGTTTACTGTAATGCTGGAGATAAACGCTTAAAGATGGTTTGTGGTAAATATCCATATGACGCTCCTTTTAGTGAGCATAGTACGCACGGAGCTTTTTGTTCTCAGAATTTGCCTTTCCTGTAAGTATGGCATTAACAATGGTGCCGCCGATTGCGATAGATGTACCAGCCAAATAGGCCACGCGGGTGTCTTTCATTGTATTAGACAGAAGCGTAGTGACTATACCTGACCCAACAATAATGCCAGTCTCAGCAAGCTGAGTAGTCTGAGTATTGCTCGTAATCGTTTTTCCTCGCTGATAAAGCTTCTTTCCCTCATCGGCGAGCTTATCAGTTTTCAACTTGTCGTAACTCTTATCGAGAGCTCTCTTTGTTACTTTTACTTCACCCTTAGCGGCCTTGTACTGATCTTTTGTCGCTGTCCCATTCTTATATGCTTGTTTCGTTTCTTTTGCTTTCTGCTTAGCATCTTCATGCGCTTGGTCTGCTTTGCGATAACGCTCCAAGCCTTTCTGGGTATAGGAACCGTCATAATTCTGGTAACGTCGAACTCCCCAGCGCATACCCTTCACTCCATGATGAGCAAGGTAATTCTGCGATGATGGTTTGTTGTGAATATCCATCGGATAGACCCTCCTTATTGAAAAATAAAAGAGAGAAGTGATATTTATTGCTGCCACACAACTCCGTATTCCGTAACCACGGGGAATATTTTTAGAGCACATCTCTTCTCTCCATAAAAGAGTCTGTTTTTTCGGCGAAAAGAAAAGAGACGCTGATTAAGGCGTCTCTTTTCCAAAAATATAATTTTGTTAAGGAGCTTTAGATTTGGTTCCTTTCTTATTATAGTGTAATATTTTTTCAGGTAAACCCTTAACTTGGATAGCAGCATCTGCGATAGTCCTTTGTGCCTGCGCTTTCTGATGTTCACGTTTCTCATTTTTTATGCGGTTTGCCTCTGCTTTCTGTCTCTCCAATTCCTCAAACAGCCGCTTACTTTCGTCAATCACTTCCTGAGTAACATACCTAATTATTACGGGATATCCAGCAGCAACCTTCTGTTTTGGCTTTGGATCTGAATCAACCACCTCGGAGTCAACGCAGTTTCTATATTTTGGATCGGCTTCTCCAATACTCAGTTCACTTGGCATAACTGTCAGGCCTACCTTGGTCAATCTTGTAATAGCCTGATCCAGTTTCAACGGAAAACCGAGGCCATATAATTGTGGAACACCAACTTTACTCGGAATATCTGGAAGCTTATCTATCAATTCTTCAACAGCTGTAATTATGGCTGGGGCTATTGTTAAGGCAGACAACACAGTAGGAGCGATAGATTTTTTATTGTTTCCACCATTCGTTTTCTTAGAGCTCATTATCATCTACTCCAATCACGCTGTCTTCAAATAAATAACTCCATCAACGGTCATATAATAATCAGCCTTTTGAGTTGCTGCATTTAGACCAGCCCGCAACGATTTTCTCATGTCAGATTCTTCACCTCGACCAAGCGATTCAACAAGCCCATCGATGCGATCTAAAATATCAGCCTTCGCTATTTTCTTAAACGGCATTTCCTTAGCATTGTCAACAAGGGTACGAAGGGACGAAAAACTACCCAACATCCGTTTTTCACATTTATCGATGTAAACCGAAATGTCCCTTTCTACATATTCAAGATAACCTCGGTCATAATTCTGGGCGTAGTAAACTTCCAGTAAACTACTTACGCCATAAAGTTGCATGGCGACCTCAAGACTTTCTTTCAGCTGGAATTCTTTTTCTACAAGGCTCGAAATATCTTTTCCCTCTTTTCCTTTAACGGTGGACTCCAAATCGGCTATGTAAAATTCAATGTCTTTGATCGCAACCTTACGAGCACTCTGCAAACTTGCGATTGTTGCAGCCCGCTGCGCATCAGACCTCATAATGAAAATATAATTTTCATAGGCATATCTGACAAAGTTGATCTCGGCCATCAACTCTGCCTTCTTATCTCCATAAAGAAATTCAAGGATCTTATCGATGGTCATCCGCATCACTTTCAATTCGTCATTGATCTTCTTGAGAAAGTATTGGCTGGATGCGATTGACATGGCGGTAAAGCATCCCATGGCCAAAACTTGGACATGGTCCACCGGGTTTAGCGCAGCCGATGCGGCGATTTTTCCATCTTCACCAATAATTGAGGTGGTAAATCCTTCACGCTGTTTTAATTCCATCAGTTTCCCAGATATTCCTTCTGGGAACGTAACGGTGTATAGTTGTGACATTTTATTAGTAACTGCTACAGACGGCAGTTGCTGCAAAAGAGCCCCGACCTGAATCTTCTGTGTGGAATTAAGTTCCAACTTGGTGAAACCATTTGCAGGGGAAACATCCATCGCTACATCGCATGGAACAATCCCCCAGTTCTGCTCAGCCATATTCAGCCCTCCTCACCTCAGATCAATAAAAAAAAGGTGCGCCTCAATGGAGAGACGCACCTGCAAAAGTGTTCTCCCCATTGTTGCGACACAATCTCATTGCCCAATTATGTAGGGTACGAGTAAAGAGAGATAACACTATTTGCCGTGTTATCCCCTACTTAATCGGGCGATTATCTGATTGTGTCGCAAGGACAGTATACCACACCTTCTAAAGAAAGAAAAGAGGCAATATCATCACGCAGGCAAAGATTTTACTGAAGAATCGCCTTTTACCCACTTGCCCACTTTTTCCGGCCACTTATATATATTTCTTACTTTTTTCTTTCGTGCTTAAGTGTAAAGTAAAAGTGGGCTTTTGGCCAAAACTCTCGTTCTGATACTCAAAAACCGCTAACTACTGCTAACTACGTCTAAGTACATGGACACTTTTGTTTTGAAAAGTGGGCAAAAACCCGCTTTTTTCGGGCAAAATGACCGTATCAGTCCTCCCCCAACCGCTCAAAGCCACCCATTCTGAAAATAAAAGTGGGCAAACGGGCAGAATTCTATCTTAGGTTAGATAGATTTTCTATTCTAAGTTAGACTCAGTCGGCTTCACGCTGAAGCACTGCACTGATCGAGCTCATTCACTGTTTTCTCCCCCTTCCACACATAGCCGGTATCTTCATAGAGCCGCTTGGGAGAAATATAATAGTTGATACGTCCGTACTTCGAGTCCATCTCTTCAATAGTGGTTACAAGCTTACCGTCTCGGGTAGCTCGTCCAATAGGTAACCATCCTACCACAATACCGGCCCTAATCCAAGATGCATCTCTTCCGTACACTTTAGCAGCTACAGATACTGGAACTGAACCGATTGAGAATTGCTCATCCAAATTTATTTACCTCCTCTCTATGACAATTCAATAAAAATGACCTGCCACTATTTTTGGTAGTAACAGGTCGTATATGATGCTTGTGGGGAAGGACGTTAAGGGCTCTGATATAAACCATCACCTCAATCCATTGATTTCCAAGAATTTTTGCCACTGCTCCTCCATTTTAGGAGATGCAAGTTCTTCTCTCAACACCCGCTCGGGAAGCTGAATCTCCCGGGCAATCGTCCGTACCAGTCCTTCAACGTTGATGTCGATTTTGCTGCCTATACTCACCATACCTCCTGAGGCCGGGTCGGAACCAATCAGCATTTGGGGATTGCTCCACAGGTTCTCGACTTTCTGGTATCCTTTCTCAGTAGGCTGAGCAGCCGGTTCCGGAATAGGCAAATATCCAAGGGCCTCCATTTCTTTATGGTCGCATGTGTCTACGAATGGGCAGGCCTGACACTTGGCGGACAGTTTTGATAAGCCCATTACAGTGCGAGTTCCTCGTAGTTGATGTTATACTGAGTTTTCAAAGTCTCAATCATCAATTCTTTATATGAGGAATACTGACCTTTTTGAAGCCTCTCGATGATTTGCTTTGCTGAGGCAAGGATAAAATCATCGTCCCCGTGACCAGCAAGACATAAACCCGCACAGCCGCAAACGGCGCATTCACCAGAACAATCCGAAAATAGTTTCAAGTCTACAACTCCTTTTTCAATTAGTAAATTGTGTGGTATTCAGGATGGAGAATATCCAGGGGCCTCACAGAACTTATCTATGATGCCACCCAACTCACTCCGAACCCGCATCAGAATTTTTCCAAGATGGTTTTCACCGATGCATCGGTACATATCAACGCCCCACACCCGATCACCCCAGGTGTTGCCCTCAATCAATTCCGCATCGCCGGTGGCAAGGAGCTTTGAAAGCAGATCGGGGTTCTGTGTGAACTTCGCCATACATACCTCGTACATGACATCGTATTTAACAATCTCCCAATCGTGGCGCAGAGAAACCTTTCGTCCGAGCCATTTTGCAAGACGTGGTGTGAGGTTACAGAAGTCGAGCATCCGTTCCGGACACTTGGCAGCTTGGAAGGCCGCTTCGTTGTTCTTAAAACGATAGCCTTGATATTCGACTGGTGCAGAATAGAAATTGCTGAGAAAGAAATACTTTCCACGGAATTCGTCGATTGGTTCAGTCACGTTACGTCCCTCCTTAATATGTCCGCCGCTGGTAAGGTTGGTTTCTGACTGCTCTGGAAATATAATTGTAGTGGATGTGCGTTTTCTGAGGATGTCTGTACCGATCTGCTCCGTATTTTTTCGGCGGTGTATTCAGATGCTGGCTGTTATCAACCGTTCGGATAAGCCGCTCCAACTCTTCTTCGGATAAATCCGGCGGCTCATTACCAAAGAGGATCGGACCAGCTAATGCCTCGGCAACCGGGGTAAGTGCCGCAATCACTTCTTCTACATAGTCTCCAAAGAGCTTCTGAAATGCTCCCCATATTTCAGCTAAGAGAACAGCATCGTGACATATCCCTACAATAACCTCGTTGTGCTTTTCGTTTTGGTTCATATGTATCTTCCTAACTCCGGCATTTTTGCAACCCAGAAATTCTTGAAGCCATCTCGGATGATGGGAGAATATCCATAGTCCTTCTCAATGAGGTTGACGACAGCATTCCACTTATCGTTCATTTCTTTAAGAACAGGGAATATCCCACGGTCAAACTGGATGTGCCGCTTTTCCTGCAACTCACGAACTTCACGGTTCATTCCCATGAACATCTCGTCAACAGCCCCTTTAAGGGCGGTCGCAGTACCCGCCTCGATCCCTTCTTTGACCAGTGCGTAATACTCTTTAGCTTTCATGTATACTCCTCGTCTTCGTCGAATTTAGTTATCATGCCGATGCTGAAATCATGCATACCGAGGCAAAAGAACAGGTAAATATCACGCTTTCCTGTTACAGTAGATTTCGGCTCTACACAAAGAAACAGACCGATGTGCCAAGACCAAGCGCAATCGTGGGTAATGCGAAATTTTCTGGTCCATTTAGCTTTTTCAGGCATAACTACCTCCAAACCTTTCCTGTTTTCTTGTCAATAAGAACAAGCGGGCCCCGAATCTCGAAGCCCGCCATCTCACAGATGTTCAGAATGACCCTACGCAGTTTGTTGTAACGATCTTCGTCTCGGTTGATATTCCTTATGGCGGCGTAAGCCGTTGGGTCGGAATAGCCTTCCGAGTTCTTTCTATCTCTCCCGGACAAATATCAATCACCTCGATTCTTAGCCAGGAAGCGGAGCGTGTGAGCACAGGTCTCGCCGATGCCATAGTGCTTTTCGAGCGCAGGAATGAACCAGCCAGGAACCGGCTTTTTCCCGCACTCAATAGCTGAGAGTTCTGCCGGTGAAATATCCAGCGTCTTCGCCATATCGTAGAGCAGCAGGCTCCGAGTGATGCGGATGTCTCGAACCAGTTTTCCGAATTTATCCAGACCCATATGCTCAATCAGTATGTATCCTCTGGATTGTACCGCTTCATCGGGAGCTGCATTTTTCTGTAAAGAAGATATTTCGTAAGGCATTATGCTTCTCCTTCCCAGAGGACGATTTTACAAGCCTCTTTTGTTTTTCTCAGGTCGATAAGGCGCTGATTGGAGGAACCACAGAATTTCAGCCGCAGGTCTTTTTTCGCTTCGATGAAAGGCCCATCAACCAAAATATCCATCTGTGAGAGCAGTGATTCCGTGACAGCTCCATACTCTCCAGTCCTGCTCATCAGCTCCTCAAAGGTAAAGCCGGTATAGGTCCAGATAGTTTTGTTCGGGAACTCTCGCCTCACAGCTTCCACAAACGGCAGGAGGTCACGTTGATTGCTCGATTCAAGAGGTTCCCCGCCAAGGATTGTGAGACCTTCGATGTAGTCCGGCTGAAGCAGCTCAAATATCCGGTACTGTGTTTTCCAGATGAACGGCTGACCGGCGTTGAAGTTCCACGTTTCCGGCTGAAAACAGCCAGGGCAGTGATGCGTACAGCCCGAGACGAACAGAGAAACCCGAACGCCCGGACCGTTTGCGATGTCACAGGCCCTTATGAGCGAATAGTTCATCGCTTAACACTCCTCAAAATATCTTTCCGATAAAGAAACCTAAAAGAACAGCTATCGAAAACAATCCGATAGTTGCAATCCTGAGAAGTAGGACCGCAAGATCTTTCCAATCCATTTCATCTCTCCTTTTCAGTTTAGTCGTAGTCGAACTCAAAACTTATCAACTGCGGATTTTTCATCTTTGCACCGCACTGAGAGCAGAATTTACCAAGCCTAAAAGCTCTGGGAGGATATCCACCATCACGACCATCGTGACAGTTGCTGCAATAGTGGAAAGATGACCCGATACTATTGCTCTTTTTCCACTCTGCTTCCAAAGTGGTCTCAGAAATTTTGTACTTTATCTCACTCATAAGTGCAGCACCCGATCCCGAATCTCCTGCGTCCGTCCCTGGTTCCAGAACTGGCTCCCAATGTAGCCGCAGGTACGCCGGGCCACGTTCATCTTCGTCTGATCCATGTTGCCACATTGCGGGCAGCGCCACATGAGCTTTCCGTCTTTCTCCACGATCTCGATCTCTCCGTCCCAGCCGCAGCACTGGCAGTAATCGCTCTTGGTGTTCAGCTCGGCATAGATGATGTTGTCGTAGATAAACTGGATGACGCGCAGCACAGCCGTCAGATTGTTCTGCATATTGGGCACCTCGACGTAGCTGATGGCACCGCCAGGAGACAGGGCCTGGAACTCGGATTCAAACCGCAGCTTCTCGAAGGCGTCGATCTGCTCTGTCACATGGACATGGTAGCTGTTGGTAATATAATTCCTGTCAGTTACGCCAGGAATGACCCCAAAACGCCTCTGGAGGGCCTTGGCGAACTTATAGGTGGTGGACTCCAAGGGAGTACCATACAGGCTGAAATCGACGTTGCTGGCCGCTTTCCAGGCCTTACAGGCATCGTTGAGGCGGTTCATAACGGCAATAGCGAAGGGTTTGGCCTCCGGATCAGTGTGACTCTTGCCGGTCATGTACTTCACGCACTCGTAGAGGCCGGCGTAGCCCAGGGAGATGGTAGAATATCCATTGAACAGGAGACGGTCAATGACCTCGCCTTTCTCCAGCCGGGCCAGAGCACCGTACTGCCACAGGATAGGCGAAACGTCCGAAATAGTTCCTTTCAGGCGTTCGTGCCGGCACAGAAGCGCCCGATGACACAGCTCCAACCGCTCGTTGAGAATATCCCAGAACTTGTCCTTATCGCCCCCAGAGGATAGCGCGACATCGGGAAGGTTGAGGGTAACAACACCCTGGTTGAACCGTCCGTAATATTTGTGCTGACCGGGGACATAGTTCTTCGCGTTTGCAATGTTGCCAACTCCGGCATCGGTGAATCTATCCGGTGTCAGGAAGGAGCGGCAGCCCATGCAGGTATAGACATCGCCTTTCAGTTCCAGCATCTTCTTCTCAGAAATATAATCCGGAACCATCCGCCGGGCGGTGCACTTGGCCGCCAACTTGGTCAGATACCAATAAGGCGTTCCCTCCCGGATATTGTCCTCCTCCAGCACATAGATAAGCTTCGGGAAGGCCGGGGTCACCCACACGCCGGACTCGTTCTTCACGCCCTGATACCGCTGCTCCAAGGTTTCTTGGATGATAACGGCAAGGTCTTTTTTCTCCTGCTCGGAGCGCGCCTCATTCAGATACATGTAGACTGTCACGAAAGGCGTCTGGCCGTTGGTCGTCAGCAGGGTGAGAATTTGATACTGGATGGTTTGGACGCCACTCCGAATCTCGTCTCGAAGCTGCTTCTCCACCAAAATATCAAGCTGTTCAGGGCCAACATTCAAACCGACATCGGCCAAATCCCGCTCCAGTTTTTTTCGGATTTCTTTCCGACTGACATCAACGAAGGGCACCAGATGGGTCAAAGAGATGGACTGGCCACCGTACTGGTTGGAAGCTATCTGCGCGATAATTTGGGTTGCAATGTTGCAAGCTGTAGAGAACCGGTGAGGCCGCTCAATCAGAGTGCCGCTGATGACGGTTCCGTTCTGAAGCATGTCCTCCAGATTGACCAGGTCGCAGTTGTGCATATGCTGAGCGAAATAGTCAGAATCGTGGAAGTGGATGATGCCCTCCTTGTGAGCCTCCACAATATCGGCAGGAAGAAGCAGACGCTCTGTGATGTCCCGAGAAACCTCACCGGCCATGTAGTCCCGTTGGGTCGAGTTCACCACAGGGTTCTTGTTGGAGTTTTCTTGCTTGACTTCCTCGTTGCAGCACTCAATGAGACTGAGAATCTTCTCATCAGTCGTATTAGAGCGGCGGACCAAGGAGCGTGTGTAGCGGTAGGTGATGTAGCTCTTCGCCACATCGAATGCGCCGTGCTCCATAATCTGACGCTCGACAAGATCCTGAATCTCCTCCACCGACGGAGCGTGGCTCATAGCCTCGCAAGTTTTGGTGACAGCCTCCGTGATTTCCTGAATCTGCGCAGCTGTCATGCGGCAGGATTCAGAGACACTGTTGTTCGCCTTCGTAACCGCATTAGCGATTTTTTCGGACTCGAAGACAACCTCAGTGCCGTTTCGTTTAATGATGGTCATGTGGCAATACCCCTTTGGAAAAATATAATTTTGGAATAAAAACAAGAGCGGCGGCATCCCTGTGTAGGAACACCGCCACCCGTAAGCTTCTGTATGTGTTAATAGTCGGACGGAATTGACCAGTCCTCGCAGAGCCGGGCATCCATCTTGGACTGGCTGATGGTGATTTCGCTTTCGACGTAAGTAGGCATAATGTTTCCCTTGGCGTCCGTAGTCAGAATCCAGGTCGCGGAAGTGGAAAGGCCGTTTGTGTACAGCCCGTTCGGTTCCGCAAGAGGCAGCGTAAGACCGCTATATACACGCTGCTCAGGGTTTGTGATGCTCGCCCCATAGGGGATACCATATCCCACACAAGTACCTTGGTAGACCCACTTGCCGGACATATCATTCTTTGTGTACCAGTAGCAGATCAAGTTGGGATTATCCCGGAGTTCATAAATTTCCTTGAGCTGGGAATACTCAAAGAAATTAGACACCTCCGGGAGCCCATACATATCCAGTATCTGCGTCTTGGTGTTTTCGGTATAATTCTCCTCTTTCATCCGCGTGGTTTCATCACACCCCACCATCAGGCAGGTCATCATGACGGCGCACAGGAGCAGGGCAGCGATTTTCATGGTTTTCTTCATTTTTCATTTCCTCCGTTTTTTTAATGATTGAGGCACTGGTTATAGAACCGGCGCAGAGTGTCGTTGTCGATGGAGTCTGTATCGAGGTTGGGATACCGCATGATGACGTACTCCATGATGGTGTTCTTATCGGCCTCGGTTTCTGCGTCGTTGTACTGCTTGTAGCTGTCGGCGAGGAAGGATGCGGCGGCCTCGGAATAGGTGGTCGTCTGCTTGAAGACCTCCCGCTCCGCTTCCGTCTCCCACTTGCCGACGATGACATCCCACTGGATAGCAGTGTAGGTCCCGCCCACCACGATGATGACAGCGAGCAGCGCGAGGAGAATGTTTCTGATGGTGTCTTTCATGGTTAGCCCCATCCTTTCTAATAAATCCAATTCTCTTTAGCGAAGAACATCGGTACTGCGAACATGCCCACAAAGACGGTCGCCGTAGCATCGCCGTCCAGGAACATGACCGGTAGGGTACAGGCGATGAGCAGAATGGCGTAGAATTTGTTCCTCAGTGTTTCAGTGTCGAGCAAAAGCTCGACCAGTGCGACGAGAATATCCAGCAGGCTGCGGAATGTCCGCCTCGTCCGGACCCAGGCAATACCGGCCGCATCCAGCAGAACGAGAAGGAAGTACCAGCGCTCCTGAAGTTTAGCCATCATCGTGTTTGTCCTCCTTATTGATGTTGATGGAGATATCCACGTTTGAAATGAGCGCAAACAGGGCTGCTACGAAGAGCACATCCACTCTTTCGGAGAATAGCCCTACGAGAACGAGTATCAATGAAATGAACTCGAACAACAAATATCACTCCTTTTTCAGTCTGATGAAGATGCCATACTCGTCCACATAGCACAGCACCTTTCCAGCCCGCAATTCTTCAATCTGCTCCTCGGTGATTTCGGCATAGCGGTTTCCGTATTTGGAGGCGATTTCACAGACTTCTTCGGGCTCAATGGTTGTGAGCCAGTCGATATAGGTAGGTTCGTCAGACATGATTTATGCCTCACGAAATATCATAGTCCGGAGCGGCAGCCTTTTTCTCTGCCTCATCCAGCTCCAGCACGGTCATGATAGCGTAGTTTGCCAGATCGAGCAGCGTGTCCCGAATGGACTCATCCGTAACCTGCTGCTGAGTGCTGTCGGTTGGCGAGATGCGGGACAGGGTCTTGAAGCGGGAGAACTTGTCCCCCAGGCGGATACGGGCCATAGCCAGCCCCTCTTCGATGAAGGTCTGGTGGAAGCTGTCGCCATAGTCGTGGTTCTTGCGAGCGTACAAGGTATTCAGCCCATCACAGAGCTCCTTGTGTCGCATAACTTTTTCAGTCATTTATAAAATCCCCTTAAACTTCTCCATTTTTGTGATAACGTTCGAGTGCTCTGTTGCATTTGTAGAGAATTTGATTTTTTACATATCTTGCAAATTCAAAAGGTTCATGGTAATATAAAGGAGGCCATTGTGTCGAAGCCTGATAAGGAGGTTTTCGACCATGACTAATGCCTCAGCAATTCCTGTCACCCAACAATCAACCCTTGACCTCGGGAATCCCATGATTGCCGTCACCGCGATTCTCGTGATCGGGATGTGTTATTGCGTAACTGTTTACGCCAATGCAAAATATAACCGGGATACAGACTTGTCTTATGGCGAATTCCATTTGAAAAGTGTATCTTCGGCTTCAGTCAGTCACCAGCCAAATTGAACTTAAAGTTTCGGCACAGTGGCCTCATAAAGGACCAAAGAGAGTCTGCATCTTTACAGGCTCTCTTTTTTTTGTTGATTTACGGCCGATACCAGCCAGCGTACTCGCCGCCCCGGAAGATGAAGCGCATGTCGCGGTAGCAGAGATAGGTGGTGTTGGGGTCCTCGCACGACACCATGATTTCGGGTTTCTCCAGCATAAGTCAACTCTCCTTTCCTAAGAAATTGGTTTGTAGCAGTATGGTTTGTTGGTTTCCCAATTTACCGGGTGCTCCAGGCACTCGTCACAGGGCGAGTCCGATTCCGCAAGCTTCTCATGCTGGCAGGTCTTACAGTATTGGTCGAACTCAACGAGCTGTTCGTGGTACTCCATGACCGCCGCTCCTAAATATCCCCGGGCTGCCGGTGGAGGCTGTGGTCAGCATTGAAGCCATCCGGATACCTGGTCCGGAGCTTCTCGATGTTCATCTTGAAAATATCCTCCAGGTTGTAGCCGATGGCATAGGCCGTGAGCGCCAAATACCAGGACACGTCGCCCAGCTCCTTGGCCATCTTAGCTTTGTCGAGCTCATGGCCCTGGAAACGGTGCTTCTTGTAGAGATCCTGGCACTCGCCAGTTTCACCCCCAAGGCCCAGCAAACCGTTCAGCAGAGGATCTTTCATGGATTCATCGGATGCCGTCCGGAGCGCCAGCCGCTGATACTCGTTCGGGCTCATTCCGGGCCCTTTTCCGATGGTCTCAATGACCTGCTCTTCTTTGGTCATGCTGCATTCCTCCTAATATAATTTGACCCGGCCCTCGAAAGCGATCGGGGACCGGGCCTTGGCTATCTTCTCCCACTTACCTCTTTCAAGGCCGTAGAGGAAATAGCGATCTCTGGTTTTGTTGCTGGTGATGACGTATCGCAGGGTTCCATCGGAGTTACAGCCCCGAACCCATACGATTTCGTCTTTGGCCGCTTGGAAGGGGCTCCCCATCAGTACGCGAAGAGGGAGCTGTAGGAGCCGGGCTTGTTCTTCTTCCGGCCGCGGAAGTTCATGGACATCTTCTTGCCGGTAAAGAGGTTCACCGGATAGGCGCCGACGATCTCACGCCAGCGGCCCCGATCCATCCGCTTGTTGATCTTGGAGTAGCCCATCTCCTTCATCTTGGCCTTCGCCATGTTCCTGAGAAACTTACGCATTTTGATGTACCTCCGTTTTTTAAGAGTAGTATTTAGGTGCTTCCCGGAAAATCTTCACGCCCTCATGACACCCAAATTTTTCGAGCGTTTCACACATGAGATCATCCATTCTTGAATGGCAAGCCTCTTCGTCATCTTTATAGTTGAGAAGAATATCCCGCATAGTTCTCTCGAAGTGTTCGGCTTCAGCCTCAAATATGTTCATTTTTACCCTCCTTTCCACCCAAAATATAAAAGAAGAGAGCCCACGTTTCCGTAGGCCCTCTCCCGGTTTGGAATCAGTGAATGTCCAGATTTTCGGTTACAATCCCGCTTGCTTCCAACTTCGCCTTTGCGGCTTTAATCTGGTAGTCGATCTCCTTGTCCCGATCGGCCGCAGATTTGATGCGCTGCAAATTGGTGTAAATGTCGATAAGCATGTTGGTCTGTTCCTTATCAGTCATGTCACTCACCCCCTTCCATAAAGGGGGTTGCTTTTTCTGCGCAGAAGACTGAGTTCCACTTTTGATTTCCTCGGCCATGACCTTAACACCTCCTTGAATGTGTATAAGGTCATTGTAGCATAGGGCCAGAGAAATATCAATTCATACAGCAGGAGTTTTCATGATTAAATCGACGATTCCGCGTTTCGATGGCCAAACCATTCCATCATCAGGATCACCGACCTCTTTCAGAAGAGCTGACCGGCTTATCAGATCATCGGATTCCCGCTGACAGATTGCAAGGAAGTCGGCTTTAGATTTCTCTTTGATTTCCGCAGAGACAGCCTCCGAAGCCAGCTCGTGTGTCCATACCGACCTTCCAAGTTTGTCCTCGATGTATTCGTGCAGATCGTCAAAATCGCACATTAAAACGCCGGTATACGCCGAGACAACGATTTTTTCTTGTTTAGTCATGTCGGGTCATCCATGAATCTCAGAGCCGATGCCCGTTCCGCAGCCAAAGTCGCACTTTGGGCAACATCCCTCATGACCGGCATCTTTCCTGAGAAATAGGAGCATTCCAGGCTGACAGGTCGAATCCACGAAATATCACGGAGGCTGATGAAGGAACGATCCACCGTGCTGACCGTAACCTCATCGACTGCTTTTTGTGCCGCAAGAAACTGCGCCTTAAAGGAACAGATCTGGAGGTGGTTGCAGTGAGTGCATTGAGTCTCTTTTACGCCACACACTTCAGTTATCCTCCTTCCTTCGGCAGCATTCATCATTGGAGTTTGTATGGGGAAACTCGCTCCAAGAGGGGTATTTGTATTCCGTGTGGTGCTCGATGCACTTACAGATACGATTGACAATCGCATAGACACATAAGTACACCAGCAAAATGACGACTACCGTCATAATGAATTTGTCCATGGCTTACTTCTCCTTTTTCTTGGGTGATCGCTTTCCGCGTTTCATTGCTAACTCCAAAGCATCCCCACCGACATCGTCGTCCTTCGGCTTCCTTTTCTTCTTCGCCTCGCACTTCGCCACGGCCTCGTCATAGTCGTATCCAATGGCTGTTTGGTACTTCTTCGCAATGGAACGCAACTTGTCAGCAGTTACCTCGTTGACGGCCCGATGGTAAGCATCCAAACCCCACTCGTCACAGACTAACTCCAACAATCTGGCATAGTCCATGAACACGTTGACGATTTTGTAAATATCACCGGGGCAGGTTCTGATCTCACGCTCTCCATCAAGGTCGCGATACCGAAGTATGACTTCTGCTGTAAACTTGTCCATCTCTATGGTTCTGGAGATAATAGGCTCAAATGTTTCACGGTGGTGGTCACCGGGAGCAGGTGCTGGTTTGAGAGCTTTGGGCGATGCCGGTTGGGGAAGTTGAAGAAACGCTGGCCCGGTAGGGAGAGGTATCGGTTTCCACGGGGCTAACCTTCCAAATATCTTTTTATTGGGTTTGTCGCTCATGGCTTAATCGTTTTTGGTATTATCAGCCATAACAGCAGGAATCTCAAAAGCTCCTCCATGAACAGGCATTTTATCCGTATCGTCAGAAAAGAGTTTCATGTACTCTTTCTTAGTCTGACCAAGGAGAAGTGCCACAATGTCCTCCGTACTCCACTGTTCGTTCTTCAGCTTTGTAATGGCGGCCACAATGGAACTGTCTTCTTCCTGCTTGGCTGCATTGCAGGTGATGACCTCGCTGTACGGCAGGCCCTCAATCCACTTGCAGAGCTCCCGCCACTCGTTCAGCTTGTGGTTCCGCCGGTGCTGGTAGATGTTGGACAGGACCTCGTAGTTCAGCATGACCGTCCGCCTCTGATTGTAACTGGAGGGGAGAAGCTGAATCATCTGCCACCAGCATTCTTTCTTAGCAGTGGCAAGTGATTCATCAGTTAAGCCCTTGGACTTCGGAGCGGCCTTCCAAACTGTATCATCAATTTTTGAGAGCTCAAGATACTGCTCTCGCCAGTAATTGAGGCAGTCGATTGTGAGACACAGGATATCATGGCCGTTCTGATAATCGTGATCCGGGACAATTCCCTCGCCACGCAGATGCTCATGACTAAAATCGTCCAGCGTAAACTCTTTGGCATGAATCTTGTGCATGGTGGAGCAGGAGTTGGCGACCGTACCCACCTTATAGGTGTCGAACTCCTTCCACCAGTAGAGCGGGGCGGTGATGTCGACGTACACTGCGATCATCCGGCGGAACTTGCCGTCCACCGAGCCGACCCTGGCCAGCCGCAGCATCAGGTCGAGGTCATTGGGGCCGATGTCTACATCGCTTTTGTCCAACGGCCCCATGCCGACAAAATTCCCAACGAGATCATGGGTATCATCGCGGCCAATTTCCGCAAAGATACTATCTGACTTAGCCCAGGAGTTCATCGGGTTCCGCATTCCGCGGATGGTGGGCTCCAGGCCCGTGATTTGGGTTTTCTCAATCAGGATCATGTGTTTTCTCCTTTCTATAACCGGCCTCATGGATTGCTGTTGCCAGTTTGTTGTAATCAACTTGCACACAATATCCGGCCGGGCAGAATATAATGGTCGTCGGATCTACTCGCCGGACACCATCTTTGAACTCTACGATGCCGAAGATCTGGCTAAACAGCCCAGCAGGTTCTCCGCCAATAAGTGGGCTTGCCGGGAGGGGTTTTGAATAGTGCTCCCAGGTATGAAAATATCCAGTTTCGCCTTTGACTGTGCAAAGCCGGGTATTCCATTCGACGGTCATATTCATTCGTTACCCCCCCCCCATTCTCTTGGCCGTGCTTGTCTCCAAAGATAGTTGCGGCAATGAGTGCCTGAGTCAGCCGCGTAGCTTCTTCTTGAGTTCCACCGGCCTTAATGATGCTCCGGTAAAATATCAATGTGGTTTCAGCGACGGCCCCAATGGCGTTCATGAACTCTTTGAGCTGGTTTTTGTCCATCACTTCGGCTCCTCCGTCATCAGGACAGCATCTGCGGCATGAACAAGATAGGTCACACCGTCAACAGTAACCTGAATCTGGTCGCCGTCCTCATAGTCCCGCCAGGACTCAACCTTACCCTCGATGATTTCGCCGTTGAGCAAGTTGATGATGGCGTATTTGTAGTTATAGGTGAGATCGATCATCTGGCGGTTTCCACATCCGGCCAGAGAAAGGGCCATCCCCAGAGCGAGGATGGCCGCAAACAGCTTTTTCTTCATTTGGAAGTTCTCCTTTCAAAATATCATACATATGCGGGCAAGGATTTGCACCTTGCATAGACGTCCACTCCCTTGTACCAAATCAGCCCCTGCTCTGTCGGCTATTTCACCGTGGTTAAGAGCCGTCGGAATCGAACCGATAGGCCATCCTATCTGACATTAGTGTCTACCTATTCCACCACCGCATATGCTTTAGATGAACGATTTTATGACAGCAAAACCGACGGCTGTCCAGAAGACGATCATGAATATAATTGCGACCGCTGTTTGAATCTTGTCTTCTCGATCCATGCTTTTACGCTCTTTCTCATTGGCATAGTTCTGATAGTAGTAATCCCTGGCAGCTAATGCTACAAGTCCGCCATCAGGGTTATACATATCTTCAAGAACTTTCTGGACAGGAACCGGTTCAGAATCAGTCTCCTTGGCAATCCGTCGTCCGCAGATAGGGCAGTAGTTGATGTCAAAATATCCACTGGCCATGTTATGGTCTTTGAACAGGACAATTCCGCCATCAATGTACTCTGCTCGAACCCCAAGATCGCCATTCGCACAGGGGTGAATCGTGTAGTCCTTTCCGCACTCTTGCCCATTTCCTGCATGACGCATACAGAATTCACACATCACTGATCCCTCTTACCCACAGGATACTCAAAGACATTGAATGTCCTCTCAAACCCGCTATGGTGCTCCACCACAATAGTGTGAGGGATGGTTTCATGCGGCCAGTAGTTAATGATGGGATCATGCTCATCGAAATATTTCTCTCGATAGAGAACAATGAGCTCCTCATCTGTCAGCTCCTTGATTTTGGGCTCACCATAATAGGGGAGATTGAAACCCTGAGTCATTCGGTCATCAATGAACTCGTCCGCATAGATTTTCCGGGTATTCGTTCCGAAGAACTCGACAGCCTCGGGGACATTGTCATTGACCGCGTCCAGCCGCAGGCCGTGTTTCTCGCACCACTTGACCGCAGTTTCGAGAGGCTCGCCAACACGGTTCGTCCAGAGAATTATGCGGGCGCCCTTTGCCTGTTCATCTTTGCAGTAGTTGAGGACTTTTTCGTTCGTAGCCCCGATTCCAGGCCACTTACCTTCCTCAATCAATGTGCCGTCAAAGTCAACGGCGATGATTTTTGGCCTCATTGCCTCCCCCCCCCGTTCTCATTGAAGAAGGCTTCGTAGTCGAACCAAATATCATTGATGATGTTGCCGATGATCTTCACCGTAGAGCCCAGGCCCTTGGTGGCCACCCTGACATACTTATCCTTCATTTTGAGAAGGTCAGATACACCGACTGTGTTCATGATCCGCATGATAGCTTCCATCCCCCTGGCAGAGCCTTCAAACTCTTCTGCGCCAAGGTAGCCCTTACCCAGGCAATAGCCACCATAAACAACGCCCCAACCGCCGCCTTCCAGGGTCATAGCGAGCGTCAGGCATCCGTAGTCTTCCATATTGAGCGAAACATTCGTGATCTTGGCGTTTTGGATGGAATATCCAGCCGCAATCAGTTCATCCAACGTATGCATTGATTTCTCCTTTCAAATATCAATTTCTTCGCAGCGGTAGCCGTTCTTACAGAACCACTCCGCCACGAGATGTCGGTGACAGAAGTCGCTTGGCCGTTCGTAGCAGATCAGAGCAAAGGTTTGCCCGCCCGACAACGCCGAGAGCTCCTTAAACACCGTGTCGGCATTCAGTTGCACCAACACCTCTTGCTCGAAGTGCTCAACGTAATAGGCGTTGTCATGCGTCCGTTTCCATTCCATGAAAAACTGGTACTTTGGGGCCAGCTTTTTATACTGTAACCCCGTGTACCAGTCAGGTGCTTTGCCACATATGGAGATAGGAACGACATTGGAAGGCAACTTACTCAGCTTTCCAAAGGTGAATAAAGCTCATTTCTTCTCCACCAACCTTTCATACAACTCCTCGGCCTCCTTGCCTTGGAACTGATTGACGATTTGGACTTTACCATCGGATTCCTTACGTCCGATGATGAGAACAGCAATATCACCATGCGCATGGTCAAAACCAGTCAGAAGGGTATCGGAATCTTTCTTTTTACCTGCCAAGCCAATCGTGTTGGCCAAAATATCAAGGTCTACTGTATGTTCACGCAAACCTTGAATGATCGCATCCATACCATCTTTGGAAAGGTATTTTTGAGGGAGTATTCCATCGTTTCCGGGGAGAAGCTTCTTTGCCCTCTCAAGAAGGGCTATGGCTTTCTCGCTGTCGAGCACTCTCATTTCTTATCCACCCGCTTATCCTTCCGCTCATCGAACTCTGCCTTCTCGATCTGAACCATCTGGCCGTCGACTTCCTTGAAGTAGCGGTTCAGCTCCACCTTTCTGCCATCCGGCGTAGTAAAGTAGAGATAGCCGATGGTGTCATAGTCGCCGTTCTTGGGGTCAACGAGGAAGTCATCCACCACGACCTTGAACTTTTTGCTGGACGGGAGGTAGGGCAGGGTGATCGGAAATATCTTGTCGATCAGCCGGGTGAGGAATCCATTCGTAAACGTCACATCAGGGTTATTCACATTCACCCCGCAGACACGGTTGGCGTCGCTTATGGTCACGGTGCCATCCTCCGCCACCTCTTTGAAGAGGGAAGACATCCGTTTGCACTGGTAACGCTTGGTCTTACTGCCTTTGGAGAAAATCTCCGAGATATTCGTCCAAATATCAGGCGTGTCCTCGATGGGAGTAAGGCAGCGCCCATCAATCAGGCGGTTGAGGATGCTCTTAGTCATCTGGATGCTGAAGCCAGAGTGACCATCACTGGACAGGCTGTTGAATGCCCGAAACGCACTCTTATAACACGCAGCACCATAATTCCAGTCATCCGTACCATCAGAGGCTTCCTTTTCAGCCTGAATAGCCAGCTCAATTTCCTTAGCGGCCCAGCTGGACATCGTGTCCTTTTCCGGATCGGGAGTCAGCGACAACAGCCTTTCGACATCCTTGTCGGTATGGCTGTCCCACTCAGGGGCCTTCTCCAGCTCCTGGCAGCGGAAAATATCCCAATCCTTATCCTCATAGTGGTAGGTGTACTGGCCCTTCGGTGTATTGATGCCGACGACAAACCAGCCGCCACCGAATGGGGGCTCACCATCATGGTGCTTGTGGGACTTCCAAGCCAGATGCGGGAAGGCGTTGACCAGGGCGGCAGACAGAATCAGCCGCTGGTGGTAGAGGGAGTTAAAGGTGTGAAAGCCGTCGCTCACCTCACCGATGTCACCCAGCTTTTCCAGCGGGATGTTGTTATCTTTGCAGAATTGTTTCAGTTCCATGTTTTTTCTCCTTTCAATTTGCTGGAAAACGTGCTATACTCTCCAGGTATTGGAGGTGTCGAATATGCAACTTACAAACGAAGAATATAATGTTCTTCTCAGTTGGGCAGAAAGAAATTTTACGCCGATCAAAAGTATCAACGAAGAAGTATGTGCATACACAATTCACGGCATATTTGAGCGTCTTTACGATAAAGGGTTCTATGTTACAGAGCATGATGTAATTCGCGCCATGAAGGACTGCGGTTATCAAGCCGTGCAACGTGATGGGCAAACCTATTTCAACATTTCCAGTCGATCCCGAGCGATTCAAATATTTCGCTCTTCTCTCGGAGTTCCGTCAAAGGATCGCAAATTTGAATGGATGTAGATTCCCATTCCTCGATTACCCGGGTATAGCCGATTGAACGCAATACATCGGCGAGAGTTGATTTCCCCGTGGGTCCAGAAGGTCCACCTATGACAATCCATTGACGCCGTCTCATAGCCGTAGTAAGGGCTTTTGCCTTTTTAGAACCCAAAAGCTCGACAAAATATTCCTGCACCCTTGGGGGTATCCGTTTCCATGAAAAATCATGAGGCATTCGAGTTCCTCCATTCTTTCTGTTTCTCTTTCACCATCTTCCGGAATTCTTTGCTGTGCATTCGGAGAATATTATCAAGAATGATAGTGTTGACCTGTTTTGTGTTCATAGGCATGGCGGTGTACCAATCTGCTCCCAAAAACACATCACAAAGACAGTTTACGACCAGCTGAGGATCTGTCTCAGGAGGACATAGTTCATCGGGATGCTCTTTTTCAAATTGATACAGAATATCAACAAATTTGCGGATGTCCTTGCTTTCAGGGTTTTTTCTTCTGAACAACATCAAGCCACCTCTTAGCAGTACACCTGAAGGAGATTGCCGTTCTGCCAGAGCCAAGCCATATGAGCGCAGTTGAAGCGGATGAACTGATAATCGGTCGCGTCATAGTAGGGCGTGCCGATGATATGAGTCCGCCCGGTCTCAAATCCCCATTCCTCACAGATTTTGATAAGAGCTGCTTCCTCAGTTATCTCGGTGTCGCAGTTGTTTACAGTCCATTTATCCCGTCCGGTCTGCCAGGCAACAATCGCTTCCGGGGTATCAAGACACCAGTGGAAGTGCGCATAGTTAAGAACTTCACCTGGGCGGAGTTTCTTCGTTTCAACGAGGCCTGTGAGTATCTCATATACATCTGCGGCCGGATCACTTTGTTTCTTTTCGGCTTCAGCCAGGAACTCATCCATGGACACCAAAATATCATGGGCCGCTTTCCAGTGCCGCTCGTATCCGGCTTGCAATGCCTCCTGAGTCTCATACCGATAACCGTTATTGAGGACGAACTTGTCAAAATCGGAAAGTTTGCTGAGATCCTTTGTGTTTTCCCGGATTTTTGCAGTCAGTTCATCCCCGTAGTGCAGCGGCCCTCCGCTCAGATACTCGATGCAACTCTCGTCGCCGAGAGTTGCGGTTTTAATGTTGAGCCAACCGAGAACCCCACCAAGTTCATCGAGAAGGTAGGGGCCGCCCCCATATCCACCTCCGCCGATTTCGGTCAATCGGTTCCAACTGATAGGCTCCGGAATGTTCAGCTTCATCGCCTTGGCCTGTTCCTTAATGTATTCAGCGCTCTGCTCGGTCGGGGCCACGATGGTACCTTTGCCGGCGGCCGACAATTCAATCAGGCGAGTCGTCTTGCCCTGCTGACGTTTTCCAATCAAAATATCCATATAGACCTCCCTACTTTAAGAAAGAAATGGCTCTGGCAGCCGAATCACGGCCATTATCACGCTCATAGAGCCGCTCGTCGAACTCATCGCCGGAGAGGTCAACCTTGAGAATCCGTCCGTACAAGTAGTCGAAGTAGGTGCCATGCTTAAGCAACTCGCGGCAGTGCTGTACAGTAACTGTTCCTTCCGGAACAGTCTGAAGGAAACCCATTCCCTGAACATGGGAGCTATCATACAAAGCTTTCAAAACCTCAGCTTTGTCCAATCCTTTAATATCGATCATGGAAGTTTTCTCCTTTCTAAAATATAATTTGGGAGAGCCTACGTTTCCGCAGGCCCTCCCGTTGCCGCTTAGCCGAACTGATTCAGCATGGCGATGAGCTCTTCAGGAGTTTTGTTGCGCAGATCCTCATCCTGCTTCTCAGCGAGGATGCCGAGGATTTTCTGCTTCTGGTCGTGCGCTTCCTTGGCGCGCTCGGCCTGCTTGGCCTCCTCCAGCTTGGTGTTGACGATGTACTTGATGATCTCGATCTTAGCCGTCAGGATCTCATCCTCCGGAGTGCGGGTGTCCAGAAGGCTCTCCTCCTGCGCCTTCTTCTCCTGGGACTTAAGCGTCTTGAAGATGCCGTCCAACTGCTGGACAGGCAGATCCCAGAGGTCCTCGGTGGCGATGACGCCCTTGTAGGGATACCGGAACTTGTTGCGAACCGCAACCTCGAACATTTTGTTAGCATCCATTTTACATGTCCTCCTTAAAATGTGATTTTGAGAATGCGCTCAGTGGCGCCTTTCACCTTGACCAACAGGCTGTTCCGCTTCGTAGCAGAGAAGCCCAGCCCGGAGAGCTGATCTTCCACATCCTGAACCGCTGCTTTGCTTCCAAGAGCCTCAAAGACTCGCCGGTGTTGCTCCAACTCAGGCTTCAGGAACTCGTTGTAGAAGCCATTGGGCCGCTCGGGATTGACACAGTCCTTGAGCATGAAGAAGTAGTGCCGATGACCGATGCCGTCCTGCTCGTCCCAGTAGTTGGGCGAATACATGACAACAGAGACGGGAACGAACTGGTTGCTCTTGAGCCCCCAAATATCCCGTGTGGACACAGAGGAGGGGATCAGATCCTTAATCGTGAAGCCGGTGGCCGGGTCATAGGTAACCTCAGCTACCTTGACGATTTCGTCCCGCCGAAGCTCCTTCTTATACTCGAAGGAGTGAATCGTTCCATCGAACTCCACCTCAGCCTTGAAGCCGCTCCGACCACCGCTGTTGGTGTAGCAGTGGACGTACATCAGATAAGTCCCCGGCTTCATGTTGGTCATGGAAGGCCATACAATGTTCTCGACAGCGGGAGTTCCCCTCTGCGGGTGAATAATATCAATGTCCAGTTCACCGAGGGTCACTCGATCCAGCCTTTCATGGAAGTAAATCTCCCTGCCGTCGGGAAGCCTACAGTGGGCATCATAGTCATTCGGGCAGAAATCCTCGTCGTTCCACTGAATGGAGAAACGGAGGATACCATCTACCTTGCCGCCGGCCATCTTCACGTTCTCGCGGATGTCACTGTCAGTGATGTTGCCGGAGTATGCCCAGCTGAAGCCATTAGCCCACTTGAACATGGTTTTGCTATCTTTATCCGCAGGCGCAATCAGCGAGACCATATTGGCCGCATGCCGATTCTCCAGCAAAGTCTCCACCGAGGTAGCTGTCGGGAGTACGCTTTTGACGAAACCCTCAATCGAGATCTCCTGTACCCGAGAGAACTTCTTCGGGTCAACAGCGATGTCCCGCTCCATCTCGCTGAAAATATCAGTCCCGCTCCGGATGCGCTGCGCCGCATTGCGGTTGGCAAACAGGATGTTGTTCACCGTAATATCGTCCAGAGTAGCGAAGCGCCGCCCCAGGGAAGACAAATATCCAAGGTCGGAGATCGTCTGCTTCGCATTCTCAAGCATTTTCTTTGTGTAAATTGCCTTGGGCCGCTTGTAGTTTGTCGGGGCCACGATGACCTCGTATTTGTGAACAGCCTCATCCAGTTCCATCCCCTGGCTGATATTGACCAGGAGAGTACCCATGCTGTGGTTGCGGATTCGACCGACTGCCATACCGGCGTTCATGGACTGCTCCCAGGTAAAGTTGTCCCGGAGTTCCTCCGGCGTTGCAGCATACATAGCCTTGTACTTCTTGAATTCCTCCAAGGCGTGCTGCCATTCCTCGCCTTTATACAGGGATTTCTGGCCGATCAGCTCCAGCACGGTATCAACAGCATCATCCGTAATCTCCTCCAAAGACCGCTTGAAGACGTTCTTGGTATCCCGGAAAGGGCCTTTGAGGTCGCCGACAGAACGCTGGCTCTTATCGACGAACTTGGAGGGGAGCTCCAGATAGAAATGTTCCCAGGTCTTCACAGTGCCATCCGAGAGCTGCTCATGGTTCTTGTTGGTGCCGATCTTTGCGAACTTGGAAATATAAACGTCCGTAACCGCGTGGGCCTTGATGTAGGCATCCAGCGCATCCGCCACAGGTTGGAACGTGGAGCCGAGATCGGTAAGCTCCCAAATAGTGTGGATAATGGCGTCCTTGATGAACACCGCGTTGCCGATGGCCCGGATGAACTGCCGGCAGCAGCTGCAATCGTACTCGCGGCGCTCCCGATAGATTTCGTTGGTTCCAGCGGGGAAGCTGTCCAAGTACAGGTTCCACAGCGCATCCTTGTCCACTTCCACCTCGTAGACATGGTCGGCAGTCTCGCTCAGTTTTGCGAAATGATCTTGAATCGCTTTCTTGAACTTGTTGAATTCCATAAAAATTTTCTCCTTTCAAAATATAAAACGAAGGCTCCTCAAAGTAGAGAAACCCTCGTTTCATTCAGTTTAATAGTAGGCCACTTCAAACTCGACCATGATATCGCGTAGATCTTCTGTCAAATATTTTATGGCCTGCATTTTGATATGTTCCGGGATACCGTAGTATGCCTCTGCGATTCCTCCCGCAATGGCTGCAATCGTGTCGCTATCGCCACCAATAGAGACAGCAAGTCGTATCGCGCTCTCAAAGTCGTCGGATTCCAGGAACGCTTTAATTGCTTGTGGTACACTGCCTTGGCAGGATGCATCGAAACGGTACTTCGGGCGTATCTCATCAATCGTGAAGTTCAGGTCGTAAAAGCGATCTTCGATCAACTCTCGAATTTCCTGTTTCGGCATTTCCTGCAATGCAGCCCAGGTTGCAACTGCGGCAGCCTGAGCGCCTTTTAATCCTTCCGGATGGTTGTGACTAACTCCGGTGACTATGTCGGAAAGCTTGATGCATTGCTCTATTGTTTCAGCCACATATGCTACCGGACTTACTCTCATGGCCGCCCCATTTCCGAAGCTGTTATAGGGCTTTGGGGTTCGCTTATGGAGCCACAGATAGAACATCTGACCGTATCCGCAGTTTGGGTACCTCCTACCGATTTCCTGCATACACTTCACGGCATTTTCTCTCAGTCTGCTCCAATCATTGTCGCTTTCAAGCAGCGCTTTTGCAATCGCAAGCGTCATCACGGTGTCATCAGTAAATGAACATCTTTTTGTAAACAGCTCGAATTTAGTAGATTTGCAGTTTGCCCGCTCGAACCGAGAACCAACGATGTCGCCGATAATTGCACCGATCATTTTTTCACCTCCCATCTGACAGAATATAATGTTCGGCCCAAAGCTGTCAACTCTTGATACCGAGCCGTATCTTGGCTTTCTTCAAAGTCATGCCGACTACAAAGGCGGCCTCGCTCGTAGAAACTTTCGCCTTCGTCATGTCGAGCTCACCTTGACTGCCGTCATCATAGAGAAGTCGGACTTTACAGTTCAAGATGTCCGTCCGTACCATTCTGATTCTTTTCTGAGCCATCGATATCACTTCCCGTCTTTCTCTCAATGTTGATACACAAGAATTGTACATTGTGGTCACCGGCTTCAATGTCGGCGACAGGTTCATTGACGTGGATTTCCATTTTTCCTTCGTCGTCATTAAAGACCAATCTGCTTGTGGTACAAGGAACACGAGACATGTGTATAGTTACATGACCCGTTTTGAGAAGTTGACTTAACTCATCCTCAGAAAGGACGATGTGGCAGATGGTTGACGACAGTTTGAGCGAGATACATGGCTTCCGCATCACTCCTGGCACAAGTATCGACTTCGATGACGCCCGTTACATAAGTCCAACAGCTCATTTCGGCTCCTTTCCTAAAATATCAGTCGTAGCTTTCTTGTTTTCCGAGTTCACGGAGTTGGACAAAGATCGGAAATTGCAGGCTGTAAAGACCTGTTCGTTTGTCAAGGCTTTCGTCCTTATACTTGACTTCAATGACACGCCCGATCAAACTGATACCGTCGCTCCAGAACAGCTTCCGCTGCTCATCGGTCATGCCAGAGCCGACCCGTAGGTAGTTACCTTTGTAGCGCACAACGAATGCCCCCAAAGTTCCGGTCAGTCGCCCCGTCCCCTCTTCAAGGTCTACGACCTCAAGATCTACCGTATAGAACTGCTTCACTTTCAGAATGCCATTGTGACGTCTTCTGAAGTATTTACAGTTACGGTTCAGCATCATGCCCTCTTTGCCTTCGGCAATCATGCGGTCCAGATACGGCGAAATCATGGACATATCGGTTCCGGTATAGAGAATATCCACAACACGAAGAGCAGACAGACCCAGTCTCCGTATCTGCCGTTTCAACTTCTTTAGCTGTTCAAGGCGATCTCGATATCGCAATTTGCTCTCGCCGTAGAGGAACTCGGACTTCGGCAAAATATCAAAGATCACCATTTGAATCAGACTCTTATCGCCATCTTCCTGATTGACGATTCCGGTAGTCAGCCGAAAGTTCTCGTTATCAGAGACATGGTCGATGTTCTTGCGAATCAGCTCTCCGTCAAGTACCCAATTCTCACAATCCGGGATAAGGTTTTGGATGTCTGCCAGGATATGCTCCAGTCCATTGAACTCTTTTCCCTGCCGGCTGATGAGCTTTTCCTCAAAGTAGGTACCGCGAACGCCATTGAGCTTTTGACTCAAACTGAACCACTCGTTCTCATTCATTTTCAGCTTGCCGATCTGATAAGCCTGCTGCACTTCCCATTGAGGAATGAGCTCGAACCTAAATGCGTCGTTTACAGTCTTGACATCACACCCAATCCGAATGGTCTTGGTGATAATGCCCATGTAGAACGACCGCAGTTCGTCCTCCGTACCCTCCAAGAATGCTTGAACATTTGCCAAAATATCATCCGAGGCTGTGTGGTTCTCCCGGATGTAGGGCATCAGCTCGTGGAATGAGGTAAATTGGATAGTCGGCGCTTTTGTCACCGATTTGCCAATTTTCTTCTCAGAGATACCCGTAACAAAGAACGGGTTCAGCAGATAGTCCAGAAATTTCTTGACATTTCCATCATTCCGCTTCTCGGCGAGGAGCTGCTTTTTTGCCTTGATAGATGCTGTGCCAGACAAAGTGTCAAAGAACGCCTTGACTTCAAGGTCAGGCTGCTGTTGCAAGGCATTTCGCCTCCTTTCATAAAATATAAAAGAAGACGCTATGTAGCATCTCCTCCGTAATAGGACTTGCAAATTATGCGGCTCTTGGCATCGGCTTGGTGGCCCAGCCAACAAACTTACCCTCGTTGAAGTTCTTCTTCTGTTTAAGGGCTTTGCTGATAGCGAGGTCGATTCCAGAGAAACTCTTCAGATGGTAGTAGTGCAAATCTTGGTATGGGGTGTTGAGTCGGTCAATTCGTCCGGCTGCTTGCGTCGCCACCTTGTACGAATACTGCTGGGAGTAGAATATAATGGTATCGGTTGTGATGCAGTTCCACCCTTCGCAGCCAGCCGTGTACTGGACAAGATAGACCCATTTGTCGCTTGTCGGGATCTCCTGATGCTTATGACCGTTCCACTCCGCTATCTCCGTACCCTCCGAATATCCAAGGGAGCGAAGAATCTCCAGCTCATAGTCATAGCTGTAAAAGATAATGGCCTTGGGGTGGTCTTCCAAGATTTCAAGCGTCGCAACTGAACGAGCTTCATCGGAATTGACGACTCGCCGAAGAGCCATACACAACTCCGCTGCCGTTTCGATTGGCCGATCTTCCCATGGATTCCAACGTTTCCGCATGATGTCCTTATACTTGGAAATATCATACGGGACGGGGATGTCCTCATGATGAGAAATAGTCTGCCGCTTAAAGTCCATGTTTACGAGAATACTGTTGCGAAGCCGGATCAGACGTCCTGTGTTCCGATAGCTATCGATCTTCGGGTATTTGGCTCGCCAGTCATAGTTGACATGCTGGTCAACGAAATCAGTCTTGTTGCGATAGAACCCATTGGCGATGAAGACTGGAATGTAGTCCTGCCAAGTGTCCCCGGGAGTAGCGGATAGCAGAATCCAGTTATTGGCCTTGGCAATCTTGAGGAAAGCTTTTGTCCAAGCACCATAACCAACTACCCGCTGTTCATCAAATATAAAGAATGCATCTTTGACATCCGTGTATTTTCCAATGTTGTTCCATGAATCCACAACTACCGTATTCTTGTAGTAGTTGCAGTCAGGATGAGTAGAGAGGAGGAACGGAGCCAGTTCCCCCTCCCACTCGCAGGTGTCCCGTTTCCGAGCGGTCGTAATGATATAGAGGTTTTGCGGGTTCTTCATAGCGACTTCATCTGGCGCAAGAAGATCGCCGCCTTGCAAATCGTAATAGTATGCAAGGGAAGTGCGTGATTTACCGCTTCCGACACCGCCACACAGGATGCATCCATTTTTCATCCGCTTAATAGCGTCAAGCTGGTAGTCACGGAGATTGATGCGCCCCATTGGCCGCGTCCTCCTTTCAATAGGATCTTTTCCAAACACAACGATCATGGAGGGGAAGGGTGCAGAGTTTTCACACCCGCCGAACTTCAACCGGCCTTTGATGAACCGTATCTCTGCATTTCCATAAATGTATTCGTGAAAACGTTTCGTATCGGTTCTGGCTGGTATCAGCATAACTGCTACCCCCCCCGAACTCCATGTTCATAGCATTTTTTAACCCATTCGGTTTGCTGCTGGTCAGAGTAGGGAGGGTTGCAGAACACTGTCTCTCCAGTCCAATCTTGGGCAAGACCGTTGTCTTCTTCCGTGTAAAATTTTGCGCATTTTGCCGTTTCCGGAGTTGCACAAGGATCGAGCGTAAAATGAAACTCCGCATCGAGCTCGTTAAAGAGTTCCTGCGGAGTTGCCCAGTCATTCTTGCCCGTAGAGAATAGTGCCTGACTTAAAATTTGAATCCCCTCCTAATGCTTAGTAGTTCCGGGCCTCTTCGATTGTGCAGAAGAAGTGGAAGCCGGTGGAGCATTCCTCATTACTGAAATCGAAGTTGTCGATTTCAACCTCGTCCCCAGCATAGTAAAGAGTCCTCAGGTCATACTTAGAAATCCCGACTCGCTCTCCGCAGAGATCACCGATGATTTCTTTGATGACTGCTTTGCTGGCCCGGCACTTGTGACCGATACTGCCACGAACCTGGGCGTCCTGGGGAATAGAGGCAACAACAATAATGCCGCCGACGCACTTCTTGTAGACCAGCTTGGGCGGTTCAATCGTCCGAATCACCGGAATCGGCATATTGTTTACTTTGCAGGCGTTCATGGCCGCAGCCCGGACATCACAATCGTCGTCCTTCAACCCCTGCTCGATCACTTCAAGGGGCACCTCCCGGCCCTGGCAGGCGTTCATGGCCGCAGCCCGGACATCGCAATCGTCGTCCTTCAACCCCTGCTCGATCACTTCAAGGGGAGGCATATGGTTAGTGCTCATAGTTGTTTTTTCTCCTTTCAAAAATATAAGCAGCTCTGATTAGCTGCTTAATAACAGATTTACTTGATTTCAATTCGTTTACTGCCCTCTTTAAGGGCCAGGCGAAGTCGCCGAGAAATATCAGCGTACTGTTCCGATCTGAGCCGATAAGTTTCAGAAATGCTTTTATTGATAGGGTCTTTGGCATCCAAATTGAGAATTGCAGCCTGCTTATCGAGCTCAATAATTAACCATGAGATTTCGGTTTTTGTAAAAGCCTGCATGGATTCATTCTCCTTTGGTTTCAACGTCGTCGCTCTTATTTGGTTCAAACAACTTGTCTATGCTATGCCAAATTCTCCGGTAATGCCAAACAGGGAAGAAATACATCGGTGTGAACCAATAGGTACTTAAATCATCATGGTCTGTCATCGGCTCAGTAAGGGCGTTGCCCACCTTAAAATATCCGGCCACGCCGAGAAGTGAGAGCTGGATGTAGCACATCATGGTAACGAGGTAGTCGATGTCTTGGCCGGTAACCAAAATATGATTCTGGTAGTTGAAGTCGGTTTCATAAAGCTTTTCTTTTGCTACATTTACAGCAGCAATGAGTGTTGCTCCAGCTCCACAACAGCAGTCATGAATCTCAACGACGCCTTTTTCTTCAACCTGCTTTGCGAGATCGCCAATCGTAACCTCGGCCATGAAGTAACAGACATTGTACGGTGTAAATATCTGTCTGTGTTCCTTGCTATTCAAGCCAAGTTCGGTGTAAATATCGCCAAGGAAGTCTTGGTCAGGATTTTCTTCCAAAGCGAGCACCACATAGGTAAATAGTTGTGGAAAGAGTTTCCGTTCCTGCTTGTTATACTTATTGATGATTCGGAGATACGTCTTTTCCCGCTCGTCAAAGTGAAGCTTGTCTACTGAGTTGGAAATAGCGCAAGCTGTCATAGTAATGAAGTCGGTCCAAATATCCCAGGACCGCCAACGATTAGTAAGGCTCTGAAATGTTTTCATGAACTCTTTTCGTATATGCTCATTTCTATGATGAATCACCTTTGACTTTGGAGAAGATGGGCTCGGTGTGTCCTCTTTAACCTCCTGGACAGCCGGCACCTGATATGTTACGGACGGTTTTGCGAGAAATTTACCCTCTATTGAGGGCGAGCTCGGTATTACCGGATGTGGCGGAACCCAAGGCGTCGGTTTTGATTTAGGAATTGTCTGCAAAGCTTTTCCTTGTGGTGCAGCCTTGGGCTTTCGCTTTTTCTTCTTACTTTTCTTGGGCGATCTCTGCCAAAACGGTTTCATAACCACACCTCTTTCAGCGTTCGTCAGAGAGACAAATCCTTGTGATACCCTGATCCAAGTCAGTTGCGATCCAGATTTGCACTCCAGAGCCGAGTTCAGTGTAGATGCCGCAAATAGTCCCAGTCCGTGCTGTGACTCTGAGGTCATTCAACCGCCTTTCTTTTTCGTTTACGCCGCCCCAATCCTGCGCCTTAAAACGTTCGAGGCATTCGTCTACAAACAGCTGAAAGGTATAGTCCATTCTCGCTTGCAGCATAATGCCGACTGTCGCCGTAACCTTGCCAAGGTCAAATCCTATCGTTTCGTTCAGAACAATTAAGTCCTGATTCTCAACTTTGAGAGGCGGAGCCTCCTTGGTCGTTGCAAATGGCGGCTTCCAACGGTCAGGTTCCGTCATGTGCTTTTTAGGTGGCTTATACACCACCAATTCTGCCTTGGGTTTTGGTTTGCGTTTTCTTGGGAGCTGAAAATGTCGCCAGAAAGATTTCTTCATGGGTATATTCCCTCCCTCGTTCTAAAAATTCCGATAACCTCATTGTCGATAAATTCTGCTGCAGTGCGGAATACCTTTTTTACATTCTCGCTAATAGCCGCTTTTTCAAAAGAATACAGCTTTAATGCGAGCTTGTAAGTTGTGTCTTCAACGGGTTCGTATGGATTTTTAATGATCGAGTCCGCCAATTCGGAGATAGCCCATCTTTGAATGCAACGCTTTTCAAAGTCTCCCTTCTGTAAACATCTGCGAACCATCAGGCCCTCTTTTGGTTGTGTTCGTAATGAATTTGGTTCAGTGTATTCCAAGAACGCCCACAAACCATCAACAAAGGCTTGGTTGCAGTGTGAATAGTCTATGGTCACTTGAACTTTTCTCCTTTCAAATATAAAGCGAAGAGCAGGAGCGCCAGTCACCTCCTAACCAGCGCCCCTGCACATGCCTTACTCCTGGGGATACTCGTCGCCGGCGTACTTCTCCGCGAACTCGTCCTCATCAATGATGACGTACATCGTCCGCAGATAGGCTTTGACGCCGCTCTTTTCATTCTTTGTGCCCTCCTGGATAATCCAGTTATAGGGACGGATGGTCAGGTCGATATTGCGGATCTCGGCAAAGTCCAGGGTATCGATGGACTCCTCATCCAGCTTGACCTTCTTCCGCTTGGTGAGCATATACACCGTGGGCGGGATGTTATCGAAGCTGACAGCGACCTGGAGGTAGTGCCTCGGGGCCTCGCCCTCCTCCCGCGGTTCACGAACACGGATGTTCCAGCCGTCGTCGATGAGACGCTGAGCCAGATCAGGGTCGTCGATGTAGACGCAGAAGTTGCGCTGACCGGCGCGGTTGTACTTACTCTCCCGGCCGGAGAAGTTCCGGAACAGGATGTGCGCGTTCTCGATTTTGATGTTTTCGGTGACTCTGGGGTTAGCCATGTGAAAAACTCCTTTCGATGATTGTTGATAGTTGAATTACCCGATGGGGCAGGTCTCAACCTCCACCCAGTCGCAAGGCAGCAGATCCGGGCACTGCATGAAGACCTTACCCATCAGGTTAGCGTTGCCGAGCGTTACGCCCCCCCCCTTGATGGTGCACTTCACACCGCAAGGACGGCCCTTCTTGTCCCGGTCATAGATGATGCCTTTCGCGAGGAACTGAACAAACTTGCTCATATCTGTTTTCTCCTTTCAAAATATAAAGAGGACGCCGATTATGGCATCCTCTCCGTCACATGGATTGTTGTTTTGGCGTGTCATCGCACGTCAAACGCCGTTGCCGGTTCAGCCTGCCAAGGTTCACCGGGGGTCTCCCAAGGCGGAATATCGTCCGAAGGGTTCGGCTGAACATAGGGGTCATCAGACACGAACCACTCGAAGTCGCCATACTGAGAAATATCATGAACCGCTTCGTCGACCATAGCATCATAATAGCCTCGGTCGATGCCGTCCTCTTTCTCCAGTTGTTTGACCATCTCGGACTCCAGCCAACGGTAGCCTTTCGCCCCGGTGGCCGCAGCATAGCTCTTTGCGCCAGTCTTCTTGTCAATGACTTCCCGCAGCAGCAAGCCGCCATTGCAGCCAGGCTTGATCGGACAGAACTGCCCAACCTTTCCAATAAAGGTATAACTGTGGCCGTCAGCGATCTTGGTCGCCAGCTCCTCATCTGAAATATCAGGCATGATTTGATTCGGCGGTGTACGTCCGTCTCTGTTGTAATCCCAGTTGGCAATCTTGACACGGATGCCAGCTTCTTTCTCATACTCAGAAACGTCAGGCAAATCCTCATTCATGTCCAGATAGAGAGCACTGGTCACGCTCTTGGTCTCGCACATATCCTCGAAGGTGATCGCCTCACGGCTGAACAGTTTCTTGAACACATACGGAATCTGAAACTGAGTCCCTGTGGCCGTCCACTCGCCGGCGTGCTTACCATCCTTATACTTGGCGATATAGACGGCGTTGTTCACCAAGCACATCCGGTCATAAGTAGCCTCATGCTCAAAGGTGTAGCCGTACTTCTCGCCGTAGTCCATGACGAACTTGATGATTTCCGGAGTAGCATCGGGGATCTTGATGGAGTCGGTCTTGATGTGGGCAACAGTAAAGCCCCGTTTCTGGACCTCATGCTTGAGGTTGACCATGAACAGGGCTCCGCGCTTGGCAACGATATTGTCTTTGTTCCGGTTGTCCCGGAAGGGATTCTCGAAACTGGCTGAGGTCAGTCCATACACCGAGTTGATGGCGATTTTCAGAGCCTGAGCCAAGTCAGTAGCTGCTCCTTCATCCGTCAGGTACTTCGCCAACGCACCATTCAGCATCTTCTTCGCTTTCTCGAAGTCCTTATGCTTGATGGCCACGCGGGCATCACGGATTTCCTGGAACCGTTTAGTGAATTCAGGACCAAACAGGACTTCGGCAATGATGCTCGACGGGTGCATACTGGCGATGTCCAGCAGAGCAATGTTGCCATACATACCAGGCTCGGCATAGACGTATCCGCCTTCGCCAACTTCCTCACCGCGATAAATGGACTTACCATTCTCGAACTTGTAGCCCGGGAAGATAGGACGGCCCTTCTTGTCGAAAGCCGTGAACTCGTCGAACTCTTTCGGGCCCATCTCGAAAGGCAGGTCTCGGTCTGGATCATAAATCTGGTTCGTATCGCCCATGTCACGGTAGTTGAACTGATCCTGAGGTTTCTTGTTGCCGCCAAATATAATTTTGGTAGTCAAGGTGTTGGTGGTGTCATTAACTGTCATGCCGGCTACGTCTGCCAGGATCTCACGAGCCACAAAGTCGGCCTTACGAGCATTGAACACCGCCTCAGTTGCAATGACATCGTTGTCGCAATATTCTGCAACCTTCTGCCACAGATGCTCGGGAACCGGTTGATCCCAGGGAAGGCCCAGCTCCTGATGGTGAATGCCGAGCTCAATTTCCCACTTCTTCAGGCTCTGTTTCTTGGAGCAGAAGTCATAAACGTCCGTATAAGATACGTTATAGGCCTCACCGAAGAAGCAGTTGTTGCTCTTGGCTTTCTTCTCGCTGCTGATGATCTTCTGGGACAGATTGTAGAGCTGCTCCTCCGTGTAACCCATCAGGCGAGCATAGAGGATATGGTTATCATACCGGCGGCAGTTGAACCCGACAAGGCGGAACTTCATCAACTCCTCAATTTCTTGGGGCTTCGGGTTAATCATTCTCACGACGGGTTGTGTGGGGCCCTCAATTTTCCAGTTCACCAAGAATAGGTTCGGGAACACCTCCACATCATAGAAGACAAGCTTTGCCTCGTCGTTCTTCACCGCAGGGCCATCTTCGGCGGACTTAAACGGCATCTTGTTCACCAGCTTGATGCAGTATTCCGCCTGATTGCTGCTGTTGGCCGCGAAAGCCAGGACAGCATTGCGCATATCAGTGACATCGTAGGTCATGCCGCTTTCATACGCATCCGTCAGGATTTTGTAGATAAAGTCGATACTGGGCTTAGTAGCTGGATGGATCTCTTTGTTGAGATTGCGCTTGATCTGGAGTCTAAGCCCTTTCTCGCTTTGAACCACTTTGGCATTTACCACGTTGTTTTCTCCTTTCAACGGTAATCCAGAGCTTATCGTAGCGATAGGCAGGTTGTTGCATTTGGAAAGCTTCCGGCGCAGCGAGCTATTACCGGTGAAGACCTTTATCTCGATATGGTCGTCATAAATCCGGCTAAGCCTTGTTGCATCTCCGGAATAGATGTAGTGCAGGTGGATGCCACAGCCGCTTTTGCTCACCTCTGCATAAGTCGCCGGCCACTTGCTCGCCTCGGCCAAATTCCGTTCAAAGGACTTATTGCCTTGTTCGTCCGGAATATCAAAGTCGATGACGATGTGATTCTCCGGCAGCTTTACATAGTGGAGCTTCGAGGTATCAAGCTGCGAGAGTTTTGTGCGCACACGCTCCCATTTTCGCTGCGGTGTTCCCTCTTCTCCTGCGTATTGAGCAGGGCAGTCCATACAACAAGCATCAAAGACGGAGGAAACACCTTCCGCGAACTCAATAGTTGGTTGACAATCAGTGTTTCGCGCACTTGCAGCTCCCTCCTTTTCGTCTGAAGCAGGTTCCTCAAACTTTTCTGTCCGAAACCCGTGATAGTAGCTCCGCACACGAGTTCCATCCTCCATGTTGAATCGCTCCTCGTATTCTCGGAAGTAGTTTCGCAACTCCTCCTTAAATATCATTCGAGACAAGGGATACAGAACCTTCGCATCGTCGCAATAGGTTTTATACATTTCCCAAGCGGATTTCAGAGAAACACCATCTTCCCGTTTGAACACATGGTAGGAGTCCACAACGAAGTTGTAGAAGTCGTTAGAGGCTCCGAGCATCGAGATAGGGATGTAGTCATCGTAATAATCAGGGTCTTCCAAATATACTTCCTGACAGTGATAGGCGATGCCGCCGAGCTCAAAAGGAATTTGCTTGGTGAGCGTGCGATACTCTCCTGGCGGAACCTTATCCCCCGTAGGGGACACGTCAATCAGTCTGCGGATGATGCCTGACTTGGCGTCCGTAATCTTTACGGGCTTGTTTGTACCCATGATAAGGAACGCCTTGAATCGGTTTGAGTAGGCGGACCGAAACTTCTCATTGACGGTCATCAGCTCGTGAGACACCAAACTATTGATGCGGGTATTGTCCTCAATGCGTGAGAGGTCCCCGTCGTGCTGAATCGCCACCAGCGGGTTTGAACGAAACGCCTCCAATGCGAAAGCATTGCTGGAGGAGCCAAGATCTTTGGCATTGAAGCTGGTGTAGTACCCATCGAAGAGTTGCTGGATGACATTGATGATGGTACTTTTACCGGTACCAACGGCTCCGTAGAACACCATGAACTTTTGCAGCCTCTTGGAAGCGCCGGTTACGATAGAACCAATACACCATTCGATCTTGTGCCGCTCCTCTGGAGAATATAAAGTGCTAATGAGTTTCTCCCATGCCGGTGTCTCTCCAGGTTCCAGAGGATAACTCAAAGACTTACTGGCATAATCTCGCTTTCCGGTCTTGGTGTTGGCAAATATCAGTTCTTCATCGAGCATATGAAACTGGTCTTTCATCTGTTTCTGACAGTATTTATGCCATGAATCGATCATGCCAGTCTCAGCATCCCACATATGGAGGACACGAATGTTGTTGTCAAAGCGCTGGCGGTTCTCCTCAGCATATTGGTCTAATTCGCGGTCGATCAAGTCAACCGCATCTTGTTCATCGGTCGACCATAACCCACGGTCATCGACCCAAACAGCGTAGAAGTCTCCGCCTCTTATCATGAGGTCGCTGCTTTTTTTGATGATAAACCTTGGGTAGATCTCGATGATGCCGCGCTTACCTGGGCGCGTGGATATCATCAAGAAGTCTAACATTGGATCGCTTACTCCCCTTCGTTGTGCTCCAGCTTCTTCACCTTGATGGAAAGCTGATAGAGCTGCTCTTCCTGTTTCCGGCATTCGATGGCGGTGTAAATGGCATAGCCTACCGCGATGAAGTACAGAATCTTCATATTCCGGGCGCTCTTAACCAGCTTTTTGGTCCGCCGATCGAGAACCTGGGAGTTGTGATTGACCAAGTCAACCAGGTCCCGCATAGAGTTGATGGGGACGATATTTTTCTTCTTTGCCATGTTAAGCTTAGTCTCCTTTCGCCGGCCAACTAAAGCCAAAATCGCTTCTTTTAATTTTACACTGAGGCTCATTATCAAGCCAAAACACAATTCCTTCGATGTTGTGACTTTCCAGATAAGCCCGGATACCCTCAAAGCTCCGGTCCACCTCGCAGATATCCACGCCATGAGGATAGAGTAAGTCGACCTGCTGCTGATAAGGATTTCCTTGGAAGTGAACACCTATGGCCTCATAGGTTCCATCCATTCTGGCCAAGGGAGACGCATCATACGCCGCCCAGAACCATTTGTCAGACGGATTGTTCCGATCGCACTTTACCCAATGGGGCCAGTGACCCGTCACGGAATCCGGGGCACAACAAGGAATCGCTCCAACTGGAGGTTTTTTGCCTTTCTTGGCATCATAACGCTTGTAGAGTTCGCCGTTGATGATAGCACAACAGCTACCATCATATTTGATAGTGCTGATACCACCGCCGGCAAGCACCCACTCGAAACCCGGTGTTACCACTTCGGTTATTCCGACGATTTTGTGGTTTTCATACACACGCTCAAAGAGTGTAGGAATTTTCTTCATGTTAAGTGTTCCCTTCTCTAATAACCTCACTGAGGTAATAGTTCATCTGATACCAGATTTCCGTTGTCCGCATATCTCGGCCGTTGTTGACGGTAAAGAGACCACCCTTGCCATTACGTCCGTACTCGCGATCCAGGAGTCGTTCAAGAATCCTGTCAACACGGTATCTGTCAAACTTAGCATCATACATGGAACCGAGTCCAAGATTGACCAACATACTCCAGAACCATTGTCCGGTACGGTTGCCAATGTCGGGGTCATCCATGATGTGCTCTTCGCAACGAATCGCAAGGGCCGTCATCATCTCCAGAATGCTGCACGGACGGTCATCCAAATATGACGCAATCATAGCGTCCGGATAGGAATACTCGCGACCGAACCGATATCTAAGGTCGATGCCGTCTTCGGCCCGGTTGCCGTCCATCGGAATCGTGTATGTGAATTCCGTATCGTGCAGCCTGGCAAACAGCTTACGATAGGACTTAGAATATCGGTTGTCGACCACGAGCTGATACATCCAATCAAAATATTGATCGATAAGCTCGTTTCTGGTCAAAGGTTGAACCTCCTTCTTTTAGATGTTGGTCGGAAGAGTTTTCCGAAACTCCGCATATGTGCGTTCGTCTTTCAGAATTTCATAGTCGCATCGTTTTGCGTCGTTTCGAGCGAAGACTGCGTCTTCCTCGTACTCGCCGAAATGTTCCAGTGCATCGCCAATAATCTCTTCCACATCATCGACAATAACACCGTTCTCATCTGCCAATACGCCATCGGCGAAGTAAGTCAGGCTGATCGGAGTGTAGCCTTCAAGTTCGTCAAACTCCTCAGGTGAAATAACATAGGGGACATCACCCGAGGTGACGGGGGGAGCGGGTTTCTCCGGCTCCATAGCCTTGGGTGGTACGACTGTTTTGGAATACTCCATCGGAGCCCCATTTTGAACCCTCTTGGCGTATTCGGAGATGCTCTCTTTTTCAGTGACTTTAGTAGTCACAACAGGAGTCTTGGGCTCCTCTTCGCCCTCTCCCTGATACCGCCGCAGGGCCGCATCGGCTTTCTCTTTTTTCTCTCCCCTATGGGAGTAAGCCTCTTTCACGGAGTTGATCTCCTCTTCGGCAAGCTGAGCATACCGCTCTTTGGTTATGTACCAAACGGCCGCACCGCCAACAGCAGCTCCTGTGAAGAAGGCAATTACGGTATTGAGTTTACCCATAATTTAGTCCTCCTCTTTAGCGCTCATCACCGTGATGGCAAGGCCCCCAAAAAGCATAGCCATGCTAATCAGGAGCCCGCCGGTGATATGACGCTTCCGTTTTGTGTCAACCACATAGTCCATCATGGACACAAGGTTCGCAAATCCCTCCATGTCCATTACCTCCCAGCCGACAGAACGGCGATGCCGCTAACGAGGAACAAGCCGGAGACGACGGACAGGGTATACGAAAGCAAGCTGTTAAAGCACTTTTTCATGGTGATACCATCCTTTCTAAATATAATTTTCGACGATCTCTTGCCAATGAGCATAGTTTCCCATGACCTCTTTGGCATAATCAGTGATGTAGCCAGGATTATGCCCACGGTTGTAGACGGTTAGAGCCAGACTCCAGTCGTTGTACTTTGCATAGAGCTCGGCCAGAAAGTCGCATCCTACTCTGAAGTTACCGCTCGGCTCCACCAGATCTGTAACACCGAGACGTTCCATTCTGTCCCAATGCCACTTTTTCTGAATCTGCATATAGCCGGTAGAAGCACCGTCATCCCCGATGAGATTTCGGAATTCGGTCTCTTTCTCAATGAGACCCAGCGCCAGGGCATAAGGAATGTTGAACTCTTCGCAGGCCGCTCGAAGCCAACCCTGTTCCTCAAAGGTAAGCGGGATGCTGTCGCAATAGTGACTTTGCTCAACTACCGGCTTTGCCTTCGGTTCGTTCTCGGCAGGGGGTTGTGCCAATTCAACGATGGTCTTGATTTCCTCGCCGGGGGGGTGCATTTCACAAAAGACGAAAGAAGAGCCGCGTTCTTCAGCTGAACAACGGCTCTGTCATTTTTGGATACGATTACTGGCCCAGCCGCATAGGAATCCCCAACAATCACCATTGCGGCGATCAGTAGGAGAAGTACAAATTTCTTCATTGGCCCACACCTCAAATATGCTGATGGTCGGCGATATCGTCCGTAATGTCGCCAACAACGTTGAAATCAAGAATATAGGACTTCAGGTAGTCCTCGAAACTGTCGCCCTCGTGAATCTCATACATACCGAAATCCACATAGGGGTCGCCCAGCTCAGGATGCTTGGGGTCAAACAGCCATCCCACAACTGCGCCGGCCTTGGTGCGGGGGAAGCCCAACATGTCATATACCTCATTGAGGAACAGGTGACCACGGGCCTTGAGCATATCGGTAGCCTGCGCTTGCCGGGCCTTCAGGTAGTAGAGGTTCATTTCAGGGTTCTTCGTCCACTGCGGATGGGCCTCATCAAAGCGCCTGGCGTAGGGGCTGTACTGAGAGGGGTCCCATCCTTCAACGGCAGGTACGTCGACCACCTCTTTGACTTTCTCCTTCTTGCCGTTCTCGTCGACAACGGTCTTCTTGATCTCCTTGGCTTTGATGTTGTAGCGGATCTCTTTTTCGACCTGCTCGCCGAAACGCTCCATGACCCGGCCGCGGTAGTCCTTGAAGGACTTATCCAAGGTCGTATAGGCCGCCGCAAGGGCGATATTGCGCTTCTTCAGAACACGGTGGCTGGCAACAATACATGTGATGGAAGCAGCGCCCAAAATGACAGCGGGAGCGTAAAGCTTGGCGTACTTTACGCCGGTCTGGATGTAGGCGGTGGTAAGATCCTTCTTGGTGTCCTCGGCGGAGTAGTCCTTGCCGGCCTTGGTGATGCCGTTGGCCTCGGCCTCGTGGATCTCGTCAATGGTCTCTTTGGTCTCCTCGGCGACCTCGCTGGCCTTGATAGTGGCCTTACAGGCCATAACCGCGCTGACAACGACGCCGGCGATACCGGCAGCGACCAGGAGCTCGGGGCTCTTCTTCTGAATCTGGAAGCCGATCTTGTTGAAGGTCAGGCCCACAGACTTCATGATTTCGTTTTTCATCATGGTTAAATTTCCTCCTTAGAGAATGATTTGGCAATAGATTTGTAGATTTTACCAACATTTTGGAGATTACCATTGAATTCATCCAAAATATCATCGAGCTTATCGTCGAATTTCTCGGCAATCTGCTCCTTTGCTTTGGCGACAACCTCTTTCTTGAGACGAGCTTCGTCGATTTTAGCGACATTTTTCGCAATCTCACTGGTCACGCCATCCGCGATGCTGTCATAGCTGGCTTTCACAGCCGTAGATACCTGGTCGCCGATTTCCTTCTTCAGACCATCCACCACGACATCCGTAGCCCGCCGGACAGCAGTATAGGACTCACGGTCGACTGCTTTCTGGACTGCCTGCTCAATGAGCTTAGACGGAATTTCGACCTCGGTGTCATTGGCAATTTTGTCAATGCTGGTGTCCAGTTTGTCGGCCACAGCCTTCATACGAGAATGGACACCAATCGTATACCCAATGGCAACAAGGCCAAGACCAAATACGCCGAAGCTGAGCAGCGTATCAGAGTTTAGTTTCATGACTCTTCCTCCATGTACTCGTGGTACTCGGCTTCAGTCGGGAACAACATCCACTCGCCATTGACCAAGCCTCTATAGCCAGACGAAACGGGATACCCGCACATAGTCGAATCCTCCTTAGTTGATTTGAACCGTTCTCGGAAGCTGCAAGATGTATCCGTCCCGAATACGGACTACCTTGGCAGACCGAATATCAGTCCAGCCGTATTTGTTTGCCGTGTAGCTACGGCAGGTGATACCGGCCAAGTCATACAGGTCGGCAACAGAAGCGATGCCATAGGTATTGATGGCTGACTCCAACTGGTCTAAAACCAAGTCCGCATCGCCGCGGGTCTCAAAGACAATGTCGTCATACTCGAATCCGGCGGCAGCTCTCGGCCGTCCGTAGTCTCGACGATCATCGCGCCGATCATCGTAGTATCTCTGATAAGAGGCCCGGGAAGCTTTACCGTTCCGGCCACCGAGACGACCAGCTTCGCCGAAAAGCATGATGCTTACCGCGTCGGCGATTGCGTTCTTGATGCCCGGTACGATAACGTCGACCAAGATGTAGCTTTTGACGTTCTCAACATCCTCCGGAACGAAGATATTGGCGAATTTCTTGACCTCACTCTTCTTTCGGGTCTTGGCCCCTCCGCTTACTACCTTCTCCAGCTTTTTCTCGGGCGGGTTGGGACCTTCCGGTTTGCGCTCCCGTGCAGTATGGGAATTGTTGGGGTAGGGGGCTTCTGCCATAGTGGTTCCTCCTTGTTACTTAATGAAAAAAGGGGAAAGCACCTGTTGTAGGTACTCTCCCCGCCGGCGATCCTCGCTGTTTACTTTTCCTCAGAAGCGTCCTCATCGGAATTTTCCTGCTGCTCGTCCGGGACTTCCGTGTAGTCCGCCTCGATCACGGTCTTGGCCTGCTCCTTCTGCTTCCGATCGGCCAACTTCGTCTGGGCAAACGCCACCAGCTTCTTAACCCCGCCGATTGCGGCATAGGCCAAGAAACCACCGACGATACCCGCAACAAACGCGCCGCTGCCGGAGCTCTCTTCCAGAGCCTCCTCAACCTCGATCTCAGGCTGCTCATACTCCTCGATCTCGTTGGTTCTCACAGTGTTCTCTTCCATTTTGAATTACTCCTTTATTAAAGATTTTAGTGTGGATCTCTCCATAATACGGTTTGCAATTTTTGCGGACGCTATCGTCCGATGTAGCGGGGCGGATTGTGATGTCCGATGACAAGGTAGGGAACGCCATCGACCAACTGCGAACTGAAGTCCAGGTCAATGTAGCCTTTGTCGATATCCCAGCCCATGTTCTCTCCAATGGCATCGTCGCAGGAGTCCAGGCCGATTTCCTGTAAGAACTCGTTGACGGTTATGACCATGTCGTCCCGCATCCGCTTATTCAGGATGTTTTCTGCCTTCCGCAGAATCTCAATATCGGACTTAAAACAGGAGTTGGTGAGCGGGTCGAAGCAGGGGGTTTCTCCTTTGCCGGTGATGATGAACTCTCGGCTGGCCACCTGGGCTTTCTCCAGTTTGTCCTTAGCGACTGCATCACGAATCGCTTGCTCCTTCTTTTCACCAACAACCTCGACCGCCTTCTCCTTGTACTCTTTGAAAGCTGTCTCAGAGATGGTGTAGGCAGTGGCTAAAGCCGCATTTCGCCTCGCGTTGACCGAGCTGGCACCGATCAAACACCCAATGGAGCACACACCAGTCACAGCTGCGGGAACGTAGCACTTCCAAGTTGTCTTGACGATCTCCGAATTAGTCAGTCGCTTTCCTTCCTTGATTTCTCGCTCGTCTACGAGGCGAAGGGCCTTGGGAGTGGCTTTGACGGCTGTAATGGTTGTAAAGATCATCCCTGCGATGCCGATACCTGTCAAAAGCTCAGGACTGTGCTTTTTCAGAATTTTCGGAACATTTTTAAGCGCCTTTACAAAGGTTTGCTTGTTCACAATATGACTCCTTTCAAACGTATTTTTGGGGCTACTTTTCAAGTGATTCGATTTCTTGCAGAATTTCACAAGTCGTTTCTGCTAAAACTGAAAATATCCGCCTTTGTTCGTCCGTAACAGACGAATGCTTGTAAAGTTCCATCGTTAATGCAAAATTTTCGATGGTGTCGGATGCCAGAGTCCACGGATGGTCCCAAACCAGTTGTAAAATTTCTTCAATGGCACATCTTGAGAACGCAACCTCTTCAAGCTCATGTTGCGGCCAATCAAAATATGGAGCATCTTCGTACATTTCCAGCATCCGATTCAGCGTGATAATTGCCCGTTCGTTCATGTGCAGTTCTTCCCCATCCAAAAGCGAAGAGCCCCTGTCAGGGCTCCTCACTCTCTTCTTCACTTTCACGGGCGGCAAGTTTTTCATTGATCTTCTCGTCAATCAGCATGTCCTGCTCACGATCGTCGGCCCAGTTGGACAGCAGCGTTCCCACCGCTCCAAGGACCATACCGATCATGGACATGACTCTGAAGATAGCTTTCTTATCCATGAAGCCTTAGCCTCCTTTCCACAATAGAGTGTGTTGTTTCTGCGGATTACTCCTCGGGAGGCGGAAGACCCGGCGGCTGAGGAAACTCAATAATGAGACACTCGACTTGCGGATGTTCAGGCCCGTCATCAATGTAAGAGACAGCATGATTGAACTCGACCCAATATACCTCATTATCGAAATCGACCCACCATCCAATGTCGTCTCCTTCAGGAACAGGGTCGAGTCCGAGATACTTATAGAAGTCATTGAGTGAGACATTTCCATTCAGAGCGAACATCCTGTTCAGATGGTATTCGGCCTGAAGCACCTTTCCGATGGTAGAAGCGAATTGCCGGTTGGAATAAACATCGTAAAACAGATGCTCCTCCTCAGGGATGCAGAAATCTAAGGTAGTAGATTCAAACATACCCTCGGTATAGATTGTGTGATTCTCGGGAACCCGCTCAATGGCCATATCCTCCAAGACGCGCTTATGACCTTCTTCGCCGAAGACGTTCTTGACCGATTTTGTGTAGTCCTGGTACGTTCGGTTAAGTAAAGCATACGCACTGGCGAGAGAAGCCTGTTGACGCCGATTCAGGACATTTGCGCCCATAATGCACCCGATTGTGGCGATTCCAGTGGCGGCAGCAGGGATATAACATTGCCAGCAAGCTGCTGCCGTCTCCATCCGGGTCAAATCTTTGCCGTTTTCGAGGTTTTTAGCCTCTTTAGCATCCTCAATACGTTCGAGGGCTTTGGGTGTAGCTTTGACGGCCAAAACCGCCGTTGTAACCACGCCGACAACTCCGAGGATGCTCAAGATTGTCGGCGACGCCTTTTTTAAGGCTTTTTGGGTCTGCTTCACCAGACCTTGCTTAGGCTTCATTTCCATTTACCTCCTTTTTTATCTGTAGATTCGATGCCCGCTGCGAGAACAAGGACTTGGAACGTCTTTTTACTCATTTCACCGAGATCATAAAGCTTGCTCGCAGCCGCTAAGGATGCCATCGGAGTTCCATAAATGACATCGTTCCAGAGGTTTCTATGTTTCTTCAAATCCACCGCGTTTTTCTCCTTCCAAATATCCAAAATAGAGTCCATCTAAAATGGATATCGCTGTGTCTCTCGACACTTCAAAAGTATAGCTGCTGTTTGGGTCACGGCTGTCGACAATGCATCGTTCGGCTTCCTGGGCAAAACGTTCAAGTACCTCTATCGGTGTAACAATGCCATTACACTCGATGATTTCCTGGAGTAATGTTTCAAGCGCAAACTTCTCAACACTTAATTGCTTGAAGTATGGATCTCGCAGTGCAGTACGTTTTAAGTTCCGCTCAACATCTTTGAGAAGATCATCAATGTAAGAACCTATCACGATGTGGTCATAATCGATTTCGGGTTTCATGCAATGATTCCTTCCCTATCGGAAACGGGAATTACCACATTCGGATTGAGTATTACAATGGAATCACAATCCCAACCATAAAGCGAATGATGGAGTTCAAAGTAATCTTCACAATCATACTCATCACCATAAATACAGAGTTCAACTGCATCTATTCCCTGATTGATACACTTTTCAAAGTCAATAATATATCTCCTCCACGGTGTATCTTTGCTCCATCTGGACCCTTCTTGTACAGGAAGTTTCTCAAGATCTTCTGTAGATTTGATGACCGCTATATTTGAACCATCTTTGACGGTAAACTTGAAGGAGAGCTTTTCGGTGCATTCTCTGAAATCCTCAGTTTCACACCAATCTTTCCAACCTCGTGTCGCATTTATCTGTGACGCCCAAAGTCCTCCCTCTGGTTTAATCCAGTCCTTAACATTTTTGATAGGAAAACCTTTGGTTGGGTCAAAGGCTGTTGATCCATAGTGGACGTAGATTTGTCGATTCATTTCTACCTCCGGTCATCAAGCTCATACGGAACCTGCTCGACATCGCCGCCCTGAACGGTCACAGAGCGCATCAGACAGCCCCGTTCCTCATCGAAGTAGATGTTGTCGGCCAGATGGTCCCACTCGTCGAACTTCTCAGAGACGTTCTTACCCTGGGACCGCCGGAGCGCAATCAGTTCCTCGTGAACGATACGCCGCCATGCTCTGGCAAGAGGCTTTCTGCTTTGGGCCAGGACGTTGTAGAGGCCGGTCTCGGTGATGAAAGTTACCTGCCGCTTCTGCCCAGCGACTACGAGCGGAAGGAGCATATGCTCGTCCTCCTCACAGAGCCGAACAAGGTTCCAGACATTCCCCTCGCCGTACTCCACCAGATCGGCGACGTCCGCAGCCTTGAAGAGGGGCGCATCCAGATCCCCATAGACAGCGAGGACGCGGTTTCTGAACTTGACTTCTCCTACGATTTTGATTTCCATTTTGATTTTCTCCTTTCATTGTTTTACTGTAATGAATCGACTCTGTTGAAAACATTTTTGCCGGCGAGATAGTCAACGGCATCTAAGAGATTCTGACGATAGGAATAAGGGATAGTTTTGATGGTCCATGCATGAAACCCAACACCAACCGCAATGATGACGCCTGCGGTCAATGCGCCGATGAGAATCGGCTTCATTTCTTTTCTCATTCCTGTTTCTCCTTTCCTCGACGAAAAAATTAGAGAGGCTGTATCGGACTCGAACCGATGACCTCAACCATTTCAGGTTGCGCTCTACCAACTGAGCTAACTGTCTCCTCTCCATAATACGATTTGTAAAATCTGCGGAAGAAAAAGAGAGAAAGTCGCCACAATTCTTGCTCCCAACGCTAATCGGGCAGAACTCTTTCTCTCCATAAAGGAATGTGCAAAATCTGCGAAAAGGAGAGAGGAGCCCGTTAGGACTCCCCCCCCTAAAACCTATTGGCTGCTTTCGCTTTGCCTCATTTTTGTCCATAGCGTTAAGTATCTTGGGTTCTGCGATTCTGTACCAAAGCGTCTGCGTTGCCGCGGAAACAATTCCCATGACGACACAACCACTAACTTCTCCCGCAAACTTGAATACCTTTTTGCTGTCAAATCTCATAGCGATCACCTCCATAATACGGTGTGAATATCTTGCGTAACAGCGGCTTTTGCCTCAGAGACCAATGCTCTTTAACAGTTTGTCAAGTTCCTCTTTGCTGAGATCCAGTTCGATGTCCAGATGGACGTGCGTCTTCTCCTCGATGACGGTCGTGCGGAACTTATTGAGCTGAACATCTACATTGTAGCCCAATTTGTCACGCATGGCCTTCTTGATAAGCCTCGACGCAATTCCTCTTGTAAACTTCGATTCAATTCTCATCTCATCCATACTCCTTAACCCCTTTCATAGGTATTGGTGTCCATAATAGGAGTTGCGGAATTGGCGGTAAAAAGCTAAGAGGCTTTGCGCCCCTCAGCAGTCACCATCAGTCACACTCGTAAGTGAACGTCAAGTATGGGAGTCCATGCTCCGAAATCTCCGCTCCAAACTCTATCTGCATCGTCGGAATGCGTGAATCGCAATGCCATCGTACTCTTTCCATGATTGGCGTGTGTTCTTCGTCAAGCTGATCGTAGAAATCCGTCAACCCAGCAGCGCCATCCAGTAGCACCAATGTGTTGACGTTGTTTGCCGCAGCTTGTATCCGGACCATGCTTGACTTGAACACCATCCCAGTCACAAGATCCTTGCATGTCACGAGCTCGTCGCTTGCACAGATTAGTCCGCCAGTCGCCTTCTTGCTTACTTGATCTTTGGCAATCTCCTGTTCAACAGCTTCTGCTTTCTCTTTGCCAAACATCTCAAGCACCTTGTCCTTGTGCTCTTGCAGTTGAGTCTTTGCAATAGCGCAAGTCCCAGCAAGAGCTGCATAACGCTTGACACTGACTCGGTTGGCACCAAGAATGCAAGCAACGGTTGCTCCTCCGATGGCAACGCACGGCCCATAAATGGGTGCCGCCACCTTGAACTTCTCAAAGGTTGTCGGCTCCTCCAGCTTCTCAACCTCTTCCTTTGCTTTCAAAGTTGCCTTAGCCGCACAGATTCCAGTTGCAAAGACTCCAATCACTGCCGCTCCTGATAGGATCGTAGGTAACTGCTCTTTGCACAAAGCCCCTAAGCTCTTCAAAAGTTTGAGATTCATAATTTAGCTCCCTTCAAAAATTTTGGATCTCTCCATAAGAGAGGCTGTCTATTCGGCGCTAAATTGGCGAACGGTCGAACACGGTTTCCCATGTTTGCTTAGGCAAAGGCTTCATTTTCAAAGCCCACATGATTTGCCGAATGGTTACGGTAGGGTAGAGGCCGTCCGTACAAGTTCTGGCCCGACTGTCAAAGAACTCCTTGAACTTGGGGTGCAAATATAAAACGTCGGTCAAATAGGCGTCTACCTCTGTCCAGGATGTACTCTTTGTCTTAGGATCAAATCTCTGCTGTATCACAGCTAAACCCTTTTCATCAATTTCGAACAAGGTGCAACTGTCATACACCGGATGGTTGCAAATGTAACGCCGACCATACATCGACAGCGAAACAGCCGGCTTCTCGAAATGATAGCGCATCACAATCCCTCCAAGAAAATAAAAAGAAAAGGCTACGAGGGAGGATCGCACTCCTCGTAGATGGTTGGGTTTTCACCAACAACATGCGTCTCTCATACTTCCTTTCCATAATACGATTTGCAAAATCTGCGAATCTCCTCACAAAGTTCAGAGATAAAGAGAAAGAGCCCCGGCTTTTCCAGGACTCTCCTCCATTTTGATAATGCTTAGTCGTCATACATCTTGCAAGATGCTTTGCAGTAGGGATATGGACCTCCACAAGCTCTGCACCCCGCGGGCGGCATATCATCTCTCGGAATCAGGTACTCGTCACCTCTTTCATCCTGTACGAGTTCCATAGTGTCTTCCTCCTCGTACTCATAATCCATAACATCGCACTCCCAGCCACATGCCGGGCAGGTGAATACTCCAATTCTATCCCTGATTTCCTCATCCATAAGCGCTCCGCAGTTGTTGCAGATACCCCAGCCGTCATTGAGATACTCCCTGATCTCAACTCCTACCGGCCGAATGATCTCTTTACCCTTTTTACGCACTTTCATTACCTCCTGATGTAGTCCAGAAGTGTTGTATAGTATTATACTCCACTCTTGGCTAATAGTCGAGGTAAAAGAGCTCTTCTTCCTCATAAAGTGCGCTGTAGAAATGGCGAAAACGAAAAGAGCGCGAAATCTCCGCGCCCTCTCCGCTTTTGTAGCCTTACCCTTTACTTCGTGGGTCTGAAGCGATTCAGCAAGTTCTTGAATGTGGTCGACGTGAACGAACCGGTTTCCTCGAACTTGAAACCCTTGTTCATCCAGATGCCGTAGAATACCAACGGCAGTACCAGTTCTCCAACCGCCACACCAGCTCTCACACACCGGTCGACCATCTGATCCCGGGCCTGGCGTTTCTGAAGCTCTCCCTCCTGGGTACGGTCAGCATCCTTGCTGTCAAGCTCCCGCTCCTTCAGAACAAGCTCGGCACCCTTATGCTGAGACTCAGCCTCACTCTGCTTCTCTTTCAACTTGTGCTCAGCGGTGTCGCCGTCGGCTTGACGCTTCTTCAGGGCGAGTTCAGCTTTGAACTGTTCGTCCTTCATCTTACGTTCTGCCTCGGCACTATCCACCTGGCGCTCCTTGATAGAGAGCTCAGCCTGATGCTGGGTAGCCTGCTTTTCTTTCAGAGCGAGTTCCGCTTTACGCTGCTCGCTGTCCATAACCCGGCGTTCACGCTTCTCTTCCGCCTCGGTCTCGGCCTTGATCTCCTCGATACGGAGTTTGTGCAGGGTTGCGAGATTCTGGATCGCCTTCGACTTCTCGTCAGATCCAGAGCTCAGGGCCTCCACGTTTTGGATTTCCTGCTCGATCACGCCGTCCAACAAACTTTTGATCTCTGCCATATTGCTTTACTCCTTTCAAATATTAGAGTTGGGCTCCATAATAGCGGGTGTTATTCGTGCGGCAGGAAGTTTTCGACTTTGACGCGAAATGTAACGTGCCGCTTACTCATGACGTTACGGACATCCGTACCCAGTTCAAGAAAAAGATAGGGCTCACAAGTCGGGTCAGACCTGTCAACCCGCAAATCGCCAAGGGGGCGCTCTCTGGGAAGGACTCGACCGATGATAAAGCCGATAAGGACAGCTACGAGTGCGATTACGATTTCCATAGGATTCCTCCTAAAATTGTTTTTCAGAATTTTCCACCCGGGAATTTTTTAGAATACCAATTTACCACACATTACAGTCACCTATATGCGGAAAATATAAAAGAAAGGGTCGCTGCTACACGACCCTGATCTTTTTGGTCTGGAACTTCTGCTTGATGCTGTCCAGCTTTTGCTTAGCCGCATTTCTCACGTCAGGATTAGCAAGCACTACCGCCGTCACGCTGACAGCCGGTACGATTACCTGCCCGATCCAAAGCCGCAATTCTCTGCTGGCCTCAATTTGCTTGTAAGTCATAAATCGAACCTCCTTTCCATAAAGGTCATTGTAAATTGTGCGAGCAAAAATATAAAAAAGAGAAGAGGCCGTGTTTCCACAACCTCCCTCTTGGCCGACCTATATGCCGATAGTTCATCTGTCGAACAGTCTTCTCACAAAGTTCTTTGTAGCCTTCCACCAGGCGGGCTCCATAAACACGATGAGCTCAATCGCAGCGATGGCCGTTCCGACCACAGTGCAAATGCCGCACAGCTTAAAGTAACCTCCCCAGGTGACAGGCTTGTCCATCCAGTTAAAACGACGGTTCATAAGTCAAACTCCTTTCTAATATTGGGTCTTCCATAAAGGTGGATGTATTTTCTGCGGAAGATGCCAAATCAGTCTCGAACTTTGTTAAGGAGCCAAAAGAACTTACGGGCCGTCTCGTAGAACACATCCTTGCAGCAGGGGATATGGTCACGCATTTTGAGAACGCTGTAGCAATCTCCTTTCGTAACATAGCTCATGAGATACTTGTAGAGCTCGGGGTCCGCTTCATGAGCGCACTGCTCAACCATACCCATCCATCTGGAGTAGCGTTCACGGGCCGCTACGCATCGGAATGTTGGATCGCTTGTCTCTCCAGTCTCGCTGAACAACTCCAAATCAGCAGGTCGCCGGCTCAGCCCATCAAGGGCCGCATGAGCTTTCTTCCAAATCGGATACTGCCGGCAGAAGTGTTTCAGCTCGTAGTATCGCTCACGCTCTATGTAGTAGGGATTCTTCTTGGATACTTCGGGTCGTACATTTGTAGGCATATTATCGCTTTTCTCCTTTCCATAAAAATCCGGTTTCCTCATAGAGGAGTTTTGGCGAGATGTAAAAGTTGATACGTCCGTACCGGCTGTCTATCTCGTTGATGCTGGTCACCAGTTTGCCGTTTCGGGTAGCCTTACCAATCGGAAGCCATCCTGACACAATGCCGGCTCGAACCCAAGACGCATCTTTTCCATAGACGCGGGCTACTACTGCTACTGGAACAGAGCCTGGATGAAATTCTTGTTCACTCATTAACGACTACCTCCTTTCAACGGCTATTCTAAGTTAGCAACCACACTGAAGTACAAACAACCTCGGTGAAAAGGCGAAAGCCGCTGCTTTAGCGGCCTCCACCTTTGGTAGAATCACTTGTTGTACTCGACTCCAATAACGACACTTGCAATGTCGCCAGGCTGTGCGAGCCCATGCTTGATGTATTGCTTGCCCAGTTCACCCAGGTCGTCCACGGGAATGCTGTTGACGATTGCGTTCAGGTACTTTCCCTCCACCCAGAGGTATGACGTGTCCCAGACCTTGAGGCCATCCGGGATCGAAATATCTTTCCTCCTGAATATGCCTTTGGCCTTGACCGCCTTCCCGCTGTGGCGCTTGCACCCGAGAATCACCAGCACGATTCCGCCAGCGACCGCCGTAGTGGCAATCAGCTCCTTTTTATGGTCCTCCACAAACCTTTTGAACTTTTCCATGCTCATTGTTGCTTCTCCTTTCAAATATGGATTCTTCCATAAAAGGTGCTGTGGTTTGTGCGAAAAGGGGAGAGCCCCTGTTTAGGGCGTCTCCTCCTTCTCGGTCGTCTCGGGTTCCTTCTGCTCTCCGGTAGCAGTGATGATTGCTTGCAAACAGATTTCTCTTGCCTTGCTGTAGCCGATGGCGAATCCGCCGAACAGGCTGATAGCAATAGCTCCGACCATTTCCAATTTTGTAAACATAGTTTCCACTCCTTATAACAGATGAAGCCTAAGCCTCTCATAAAGGGAACTGCCATTCCTGCGGAAAGAGGAAAAGTCCCTGCCGGGACCCTCCTCGGAGTTAAATAATTCGCATACCTTCTCTTTCCAGAATATCCTTGAAAATGTAATGGCTCTCGATACTATTCCGTTTCATGCTCTCCCTGTAATCACGGCGGAGCCCGTATCGATTATCTATTGCGTAAACGTGCTCGATATCCGGATTTCTCATCCGAAGTCGCCTCGCTTCCCCTAAGATAGTGCTGATCGATACGAATTCCTCGTAGATACAGAAGTAATTCAGAACTGTATAGGCCCTACTTGCTCCAGAAATTCCATAAAGAATGACTTGTCTCATTACTTTCACCTCCATAAAGGACGTGGAGTTTTATGCGGAAAATAAAAGAGAGAGAGCCGCTGTGTTAGCGGCTCATGTCCCTCCTTACTTTCTTGAAATCAACAACAATTACTTTGTCTGATTTGGAATGTGTTTTCTTCGCTTTAACCAATTTAAGTTTGTCATCTAAAACGTTCGTCCATAATGCGGCTCCTGCTGTTGATACTGCCCCTACAATAACGAACGTTCCAATCGTACTAAGAATTTTCTTGGTCTCCACAAGTATCACCTCCATAAAGGCCACTGCCGATTTGGCGAAAAAGAAGAGGGCATGATTTGGGATTACATCCTTACGAATGTAATTGCCGACCATGTCTTACAATTTGGCTTTTCAATGTTTCCCTTTTATTCCTCTTCATAAAGGAATTTGTAAAATCTGCGGAAAACAAAGAGAAAGGGCGAGCTGTGGGGACTCGAACCCCATCTGAATGGCCACGCGGCATTTCAGCCAGACTTTACCTGTACCAGTTCCATTCAGGATTTCTTCCTAAGCAGATTTTCTCTCCTTTCCATAATGTATCCTGCAAAATCTGCGAAAAGGGAGAGCCCCTGTTAGGGCTCTTCTCCCAGTTTGTCCAAGATGTTTCCATTGACATTAAAGACGATTGGAATGTTGGGATCGACAATTTCGCATTTACCTAAACCAAAGTCAACTAAGTCGTTTCCCTCTTCATAGACCCAACCAATCACAGCTCCTGCCGCTGTACGCGGAAATCCGAGCGCGTCATATGCTTCATTCAGCATAAGATGACCTCTGGCCTTCAGCATATCGTTAAGATGTGATTGTGTGGTCTTAAGAAAGAACAAATTCAACGTAGTGTTCTTTGACCAGTGGACATTGTCCGAATTAAAGATCCGTCTATACTCTTTCGTCAGTTTCATTGAAACATCACCTCCGTAAAAGGACCTGTGAAATAAGCGAAAAGGGAAAAGTCCCTGTTTAGGACTCCTCACCTTTCTGAATGTAGTTCTGTAGGTACATCATTTCGTAAAGACACCATGTCATGTCCAACTTTGCCATTTTGAATCCCTTATCGCAATGAATCTGATTCATCTTCTTGGCCCATTTGTTCAACAAGACGTATACTCCCGAACGTCCTCTTGTGAGCTGGTAGATACGCTTGTAGTTTTCTGCCTGTCGGATGTGGTAGTCCAAAGCTTTACGGTCTCGCCTCATCTCTTCGTTAAACTGAGTGTAGTATTCTTTATTTCTGATTACCATAACAGTCACCTCCGTAAAAGGACCTGTGAAATAAGCGAAAAGAAGAGAGCCGCCGTTTAGCCGCTCCCTCCTTGGATCAGTTCTTCTTGCCGTACTGTTTCATGATGACCGAGATTGCTCCTATGCAACCTGTAATGATCAGACTGGAAACGCCCAATCCTGTCCAGAATGCTTTCCGGTATCCACGTCTGTACCCTTCGATTGCCGCGTTTCCATAGTTCCGGCACAGGTAGAGTAGCGCATCCGTATGACCGTCTTTACACAGCTTCTCGATTTCGCCCATCAGTCGTTTCTCGTTCATAGTACGACCTCCTTTCCGTAACAGCACCTGTAAATTCAGCGAGCCAGCGGGACATAGTCATCTCACAGGGATAGTCCTCAAACCCCAGTGTTTCGCAGGTGATAAGGCCCTCCAATACACCGATAATGACTTCGGCCTCGTACTGCTTGTAAGGGAATAGTTCCTCTGGTAATTCCCTATGTAACGAACCACATATGGTACACCGGAGTCTGCGTATTACAATCCATTCTGCCACCCGAGCTTTTGTCCGTACAATGCGTTTCACAGTGTCGAAGAATCTGAGATGTCCTCCGCATTTTGGGCAGACTGACGCGTTCTTGGCAATCATACATGACTCCTTTCTGTTCTAAGGTACGAGCTTCCTAATCTAAGTTAAAAAGTTATATAGGAATTACTTGACAATTCCTACACTATCATATATGATTATTAGGGCGAAACAAAGGGAAATAGCGGGAAAAGCAAAATAAACGGGAAAAATAAAAGAAAGAGCCCGCGTTTCCGCGAGCCTCTCCCGTTTTAGTAAGTTTCGCTCATCAAATCTAAACAGCATGTAATGATGATAGTTGCCGCAGTGGCTACAACCATACCCAGACGCAAATGTCTTCGCACTTTGCAATCGTGCCCAGCTTTTGCTGCCGCGACACATACTTGTCCGAAGTGAGTTAATGCCTCCTCGTGGCCAACCCACAACTCTTCAACCTCGTTCATTAACTTTTTGTCTATTTTCATGGTAGTCAACCTCCTTCATAAAAGGAGGTGCCAAACCTGCGAAAGGAGCTATTCGATGAAGAAACATGTGAACCCAAAAGACTTTCTGCATAAGGTCTATACCGAAGAAGGAGGTGTAAAAGAGCATAACAAAAACCAGCAGGTCATAGGCATTTTGAAATTTGCCGGGATTGTCTGGAGCATTCAAAAACTTGGACGCATAGTGGATAAGATCGAAAGGCTTCCGATTAAGACTCTTGAAAAGAAAGACGAGGAACCGCCATGTTAATAAAATGCCCTGAATGCGAACTCCAAGTTAGCGATAAGGCTACGGCCTGCCCTCATTGTGGCTACCCGATGCAGCCCACTGTAAAACGAAAACCCCGTGTTAAGAGCAACAAACGAAGGCGCCTCCCCAATGGCTTTGGTCAAATCAGTGAAATAAAGAACCGTAACCTCCGAAACCCTTTTCGGGCGATGGTTACGGTTGGAAAGACCCCAGAAGGGCGGCCTATTTGTAAACCTCTGAAACCGGAATCGTATTTCCCTACTTACAATGACGCTTACGCCGCTCTCGTAGAGTATAACAAAAATCCGTATGATTTGGAGCCGTCCATTACAGTTAGGGAGCTTTACGACAAATGGTCAGAAGAGTATTTTAAGACCCTTAAAGCGGATGGTAGCATCCGAGCTGTTACATCGGCTTGGGCCTATTGTTCGGCTGTCTATGATATGAGGGTGATGGATGTTCGAGCCCGTCATGTGAAAGGCTGTATGGAGGAGGGAACGGCCAAGGTTCGAGGGAAAGAGCAGCATCCCTCGGCGAGCATGAAAAACAAGATCAAGTCTCTGTTCAACCTAATGCTCGACTATGCTTTGGAGTATGAACTGGTCGACCGAAACTACTCCCGCACCTTCAACCTGACTGAAGAGACAATCAAAGAGATACAGACAGTAAAGAAGGAACACATGTCATTTACGGATGAAGAGATGGAACTTCTCTGGAGTCATGTAGACGATAAACGATATGTCGATATTATGCTCATTCAGTGTTACTCCGGATGGAGACCGCAGGAGCTCGGATTACTGGAACTTGAGAATGTTGACCTGGAGGGGTGGACATTCAAAGGCGGCATGAAGACGGATGCCGGAGAGAACCGTGTCGTGCCGATCCACTCGAAGATACGTCACTTGGTCGAACGCAAATATAAAGAGTCTCAGCAGGCTGGAAGCAAGTGCCTTTTCACTTGTACGGATGGCCGCAGCGGCAAGCCAACGATGCTGACCTATCAGCGATACCAAAAGGGGTTCGCCATGGTTCGGGATGAGCTGAAGTTGAAACCGGAGCATCGTCCGCACGATGGCCGGAAACACTTTGTAACTGCTGCCAAGAAAGCCGGGGTAGACGAATATGCCATCAAGTACATGGTCGGTCACAAGATTTCGGACATTACCGAGAAAGTCTACACTCAGCGTGAGTTCGAGTGGCTAAAGACCGAAATCGAAAAAATAAGATAGGGTGTCTGGAGGGCGTATGCCCATATCTTGAATCCAGACGCTCGGAATGGTATAATGGACTTCACACATGAGCAGCAGGAGGCATATGTCCAATGGGATGGAAAATTGTTCGCAACGATCAATCGCAATATAAAGAGGTCTCGTATTCAGGGGAATGCCCAAGATTCCATAAGCAGGCCACTGTGACAGGTGGCTATTACGGAAGATTAGGGGCAAAGACCGACCTTCAACTGACGTACACTTTAAGTGGTTATAGCTGTACTCTTGAAAGAAGCCTTTGCCCCATGGCAAGCCAATGTCCTCTTATGCCGGAGAAGTATCTTTAACCGAATTTGCATCGCAGATTTCTTTGAGAATAGCATCAATGCCGGCCATCTGAATGCCAGCAAATTGTTCGACGACTTTGAAGTTCTCAAAGGCATAAAACTCAGTGTAGCGTTTCCAGTGAGTTTCGTCGCAGAAGGCCGGACAGCGTTCGCCAGCAGGACATCCAAAACAAGGGTCGCCTTTTTCTCCTAAGTCGATCCCTTTATAGTCAGGATCACAGCCATTGTAGACAGAGTGAGCGGTTGCTTCAAGCCATCTTAACGTACAAATCCAGCGATCTTTATCAGTCCAATCTTTAGGCTTTGGGGCTTTAACTGGTAACATAATTTACACCTCTTTTCGATGAAAATGAGAAAACGCCATTTCTAAAAGAGAGGGAGTGCTCAGGCAAACGATGTCCGGGTCGTAGATCTGATAGCGAGATACGCTTAAACACACAAAAGGAGGGTAAAACTCACATCACCCAAACACACAAAAGGAGGGGACTGTTGACGGCAGCCTCCTCCTTTTCCTCTCTTTTAGAAATGGCGTTTTCAACTTTCGGGAGAAGTCTCCCACAGATTACCTTGCTCATCGGGAATAAGGTTACGAGGCTCTGGATTTAGAGCGTGGGTGGCGTCTGTTGTATGGCGACACTCATGGCCTCTTTTGTAGCAACTTGTCTTCGGGCAGGCCTCTACAGCACCGTCGCAGAGATAGAGAACTGTATTTTTATTCATACCTGTCCTCCCTTCTGAAAGTATAGGAATATCGGTATAGGATTAGTATAGGAATAAAACAGGAGTTATCTACATTTCCACAAAGTTTTCCACTTCTAACGGCTGTTAAAACTATTGGAATAACAGTGATTAGAGGTAGTTAAGAGCAGTAAATGCAAAAGGGTGTTTCTATTAAAGAAGCACTAAATCCCGGAATTTCAGGGGTAAAACGGTCAAGGTGTAGGAGTAGACAAGAAGTAAACGGCTCTCCTACACCTTTTTCCGCTCTCAATTACTGTTTGCCAGCCTTGCCGATGGCCTCCATGAGCTTGTCATACCCGAACATGGCTGCATACGCCACCATGAACCCCAGCACGACCGCAGCGGCAACCATATACCACACCACCGCGATGGCCTTGATCTGGCAGTAGGCGAAGAACGTCACCAGGGTCAGCGCCATCGAGACGATAACGGCCAGAATATTCGTCGGCAGCTTGTCCCAGACGGCCTTCTTGACAACCTGGACAATGATGTTAGTCAGTGCCACCAGCACGCCGATGATGCTAATGACCACAGACCAGTTCAGAACACTTTCCAAATGCGATTCCTCCTTGTGTTACCCCATCCCATCGGACGGGTCTGATTCGGATTTATTTCCTGTCACAACCTTGCTGATCTTGATTCCGGCCAGAAGCAGGGCCTCAATGCCTCCTGCCCCCATGGTGTACTGGATCAGCGTGTCCGGCACAGAGCCTTTAACCCAGAAAGTCACAATCATGACCACGATAAACGCCAGAAGGAACACCGCCAAAATGGTCAACACGACGTTGGAAGTCTTGCGTTCCTTTTGAATGGGGGCAGGTTCCTCAACCATACCCCCAGTTGATTCCTCTTGGTAAACATTTTCCATTTCAGGATCGGGCTCGTCGATTTGGATGGGGGCTTCTTTCGCTTTGATATTCAGCATACCTCACCCTCCTCAGCACCATCTTTGACATGACTCTCCTGAAGGAAGTCATGCTTTTTAAGCCGGTCTTTGTAGACTTCCTGAATGTTTTCGATTGCGAGAACTGCTCGATTGTTCGGATATTCGGGGTGGGCATCGCAGTAGCGCTCATATGCGTCAATTTCTGCCAACACCTCGAAGAATTCCTCTCTCGTATGGTCGATATCCCGTAGCAATTCATTGTTAAAATGTAGAATGCGGGCTCGATGTCCATCTGCGGTACGCCTGTCATCCATATCAACGTGAGCATCCAATTTCTGCTCAATATCGTGCAGCCGTTTGGACACATCGGCATTGATAGCACTTCCAATGAGTTTTGCCAGAGCTGACCAAGGGTTGATCTTGACGGGGGCAAGTTGCACCAGCGTCATGAGGAGAAGAAGCAGACTGCCCCCGCCAGCTAAAAGCTCTTGGATTGTCATAGTTCAATTCCTCCGATCAATTTTACTTGCTCAGCATCCCGATGAGCTCGGAATACTCGGCCTCAGAGATCTTGCCGGCGGCGTAGAAGATGTCCAGCTTGGTCTCGATACCCTCGGTCTGGCCGCGCTCGATCATGCGCTTCAGAGTACGATACAACATGATTTATTCCTCCTTTCCTCAAATATCAGTCTCGGACAGGCCCAGCTCCAGCAGGGTCAGCCGGTACTCGTGGTCTACGTTCATGGCGTCCATGTCCTGGACGGCGACATCTGTCTCCGCCTGGGCCCGGAACAGGGCGTCGTTGCTCCGGTCGATCTCGTTGTCCATGCCCTTCTTCAGGAACTCGTCGTAGTTGTCCAGCACGTTCTGGGCAACGCCGTCCCAGGTTTCCACCTCAACGTGGTACTCATCGTACTGGAACCCCTGAAAGTCGTCCTTTTCATAAGGCTCGACGTTCTGGAAAAGCCGCACGAGACTCCTGTTTGTCCCGGGGATCTGTTCCACGGTAAAACTGCCGGGATCTACCATCCCATGTACTTTCATGGTATCACTCCTTTATGCCGCCACATAAGGCGGATATAATGCTTGAAGCCGCCTGCATTCCTTTCGGACGACCTTCTTCAAATCGAACATCGTCTTCGGTTGGTAGTACCGCTCCAGTATCTGTTGGCTGTTGCATTTGCGAAGCTGCCCAAGCCGCGAAATCAAGCCGGATGCTCTCTTGAATGAGATGACCCGGTTCCGATCTCGTCGATAGTAGTACAGATGCAGCGATTGTTTCAGCCGGAACAGATTATGTTTCCGAAGAATCGTGTACCCGCGACCAAACCGATAACCAAGAGCGGATGGCATTCTTGGCCGGCGATGCCGCTGCTTTTTCTCGGGCAGCATCTCATGGGCTTTAGCAACCAGAGGTGTGAAGCCCACCCGGAAGATCTGCCAGTTTCCCTTCAGCTTCAATCCGACTGCGGCCAGCCAGACCTTCATGTCCTCCAACAGCTTCCTCAGCTTTCGCTTGTTGGAACCGAAGATGGTAAAGTTGTCCATCTGCCGCAAATAGTGACTCACGCCATACTTCTTGTCGTGAATCATCAGGTCTAACGGCTGGATTGTAAGGTGCAGGAACCATGCGGAGAAGAATGCGCCGATCAGCACACCGTACTCCATCATGGCGTCGCACAGCCAAAGGGTTTCCCGGTCCTTGAACAGCCGCTTCAGTGCATTGATGACATACGCCGGGTCCAGTTCCTCGAAGCAGTGGTAAATGTCGCACTCCAAGGCATATTTGGTACCAACGGGGTCGTCATCCATCCACTTCTTCAGCGCCTTCACGCCGTAGGAGTTGCCCCGGCCTTGAACGCTTGCAATACAGTAGCGGTCCATACCCCGCATGATGTGCGGAATCATGACCTGTAAGGCCGCGTGATGGACGCACTGGTCCGGCCATAACAAGGGCTCGTTGATGTCTCGCCATTTCCCTCGCCCGTTGTCTCCGTTCCGGTCCCAGCGCCGTCGCTTGATAGGTTTGTTCATATGGGCGTCTCCGCTCACCAGGTCCTCGATGAACTTGTGAAGCTCCTTCACATAGTCGTCCAGGTTTGCCTCGATCTCCAGCACCTTCTTGTTCAGGCTGTGGTCGCCATTGCGCCGGTGACTGCGGCAGACCTCCTGGATGGCAAGACGCAGATTTTCCTCAGAGAGGATTTGTTGGTAAACTCGAACTCGTTTCATCAGGGATATGTTTTCCTCCTTGTAGCCTCACAACTGTTCCATCGCCGCGGGGTGTTCCGAGGCGAGACCCGGCCCGAAGTGTACTAAGCTGTGTCCTGTCGGCTCATCTTCAGCCAGTGCTGCGCGGTCAACGATGCGTAATAGAAAGGGTGAGGAACCCTGACTACCTATAGGAGGTTTAGCCCGTGGCTTATCAAGGATGCGACAGCCGATGTTGGTGTTCGTGTTCGACGTACTGTTGTAGTTGACGTAGAACGGCCCGTGATTCTGGTTCTGGTTATAGTTACCGCCGTGGTGCAGGCACGGGTTACTACCGTTGAAATTCCAGTTATCCGGGACATCGTCTGCTGCAAAGTTGACCCCGCGCTTCCCTTTATCAAAAGAAAAGCGATTTTTAAGAGCGTTTCAGCTCCATTTTGAATTGTTCAAAGGCGTAGAGTTGGGGGAAGGGACTGCGGTCCCCTCACCCCAAACCCCTTCCTCTATCAGGGGAATCACGCCGCCTTCGGCGGGCGTTCCTGGAGGCGACAGCCGATGATGGTGACCGCGTTCGACGTACTGCTGTAGCCGACGCAGAACGGCCCGCGATACTGGCTCTGGTTATAGTTACCGCCGCGGAACAGGCACGGGTTACTACCGTTGAAATCCCAGTAATCCGGGACATAAGTGCTGTCACTGCCGCCGGTTGTGGCCGGACGAAGCGCCCACTCGAATCCACTTTGTGTCGGAACTGCCATATCGTTCGGATAACCGCTCGAAGGCATGGAACCAATCAGTGTACCATTTGCGTTATCACTGAACTTGCTGGGGTTCAAGATAACATTCAGGCCGTTACTGTTGTAATAACAGCCGTCCATCCAGTCATAGACGTTGTCCCACCAGCCCTCAATGTTGCGGTACTGGGTGTACCCGTAGGTAGTCCGATTGGCCGCCGTAGTGCCGGTGTGGTACTGCATGGCGTCCGTCTTGCCGTTGTTCTCCTTGGAGCCGGCGGCGGAACAGCCCCGACCGATCGTCTTCTGACCATTCCAATCAGCAAACTCCACCAGATACAGCATACCCACATACCACATCTGGGCGAAGTCCATCTGCCAAATGTTGGCCCCCAAATTGTGGATACTGGTACGAGCCGCACTCCTGGTGATACTGACCTGCTGCGCCTTGTTAGTCTCCGACTTGTAGGTGCCGGAGGCGCAGTGATACCGCCCGATGTAGGAGAAGTCCAGCTCGCCCAGGCCGTCGCCCTTATCCATGTTCACAGGGTCCACATGGAACCCATCCACGGGGCCGTCCGCAATTTGCAGTTTCAGCTTCTTCCCCGTCTTGGTCCACTTAAACCAATACTTGGGCTCCTTCACCATCACACCGCCAGTTCGGGTCTCTTTGACCATGCCGGCCCAGGGCATCAGGCTGTCGAAGGGAGAGGAACCGGTGCCGTTGTTCACAGCAGGATTGGGATCGCTGAACCCGGCCGCTGCGTCGGTGCGGGTGCCCTTGGTGGGGCCGCTACTGGTCCAATCCCATTCCACGCCGTAGATGGTGACGAATTGTGCCTTGACCGGAACATCCTTATCCGCCGGGGCAAGGTAGTTGGCGCTCTCGGCAACTTTGACTTTGATGGTCGCAGTGCCGGTAGTATCGCCAACGCTGTTGACAGTTACCTCACCGGTGGTCTGGTTGATGGCGCCGATGGTAGCGATCTTGGTGTCGCTGGAGGTGGCGGTGATAGTACCGTCGCCCTTCCGGCTGACAGTAAACTTTCCGCTCTTGTTAGCAGTGTTCAGCGTAATCGAAGTGGGGCTCACCGTAATGGCGTTATTGCCCTTCCCAATGGCCCAGGTAACCACCTTGGCTTCAATCGTACCATCCGGCCACTGATAGTTGGGGGTCGGAGTGAACGAAGCCGTATAGGCCGTCCCGGCATTGACCTTGGCCTCCACACTCAACGTCATCTTGGTGGCGTCATAGTTGGTGTCCCAGGTCGGAGTCTTGGGGTTGCCGTCGTACTTCGGCATACCGCTCTGAGCCGGAATCTTGGCGATGGTGGCCCGACCAATGACCCACTTGATGGTCTTGTTGGCTGTGGTGCCATCCGACCACATACCTGCCAGCAAAGAGAACGTAGCCGTATGCTCGCCGGCATCCGTAGCAGGCGTGACCTGTACGGTAGAGTTCTCCGTATCGAAGTTATCCCACTGAGGCGTCTGGGCCGCCCCGGTATAGGTGAGGGAGCCCTTTTGCGTCGGGATAGGGACGATGACGCTGGAGATAGTCCAGGTAGCGGTCTTCATATCAGTAGTGCCGTCCCACCACTGATAGTTGTCGGTCGGGGTAAACTCGGCAGTGTAGTCGCCGGCCTCGGTTCCGAATCGGTCACCACTGATAGTGAGCTGACCTACGACGTAACCATCCCAAGTAGGAGACTTGGGCGTGCCGTCGGCGGCCAGAGCGTTGTTCTGTGTGGGCAGTGCCGGAATAACCGCTCTGCTAATTGTCCATTCCGCCTCGGCCTCATTACTCCCATCAGGGAATACATAGCCGTAGACCAGAGTGAACTTAGCGGTATAGTTGCCGGCGTTGACTCCATCAGTCGTTCCGCCCAATGCCATTTTGACGGAATCATACCCGTTCCAGATGGGCTGCTTAGTGCTGCCGTCATAGCTGGGGGCGTCTTTCTGGGTGGGAACGGGCACCTCAATGGGATCGACCGTCACTGTCAGACTGGTGGATTTGGTAACCCCCTCAAAGGTGTAATCCAGATTCACAGCCTGCTGCCCCAGCGTGGAGAACTCCGTGGTGGGATAACTATACCCTGTGGCGGCAGACTTGGAACCGTCCGAAAATGTGGCGGTCACAGCCATTCCATGAGGCTCGAACTTCTCCAGGTAGTTATAGGTCATCTTGGTCGGGTTGGTAGCGACCTCAATGGATACCAGGACTTTCTCCACAGTCACAGGCGTACTCGCCGTCTTAGTGGTTCGGCCCTCAGTGTAGGTGATAGTGACCTCGGTAGTACCGTCGGTCAGGACGGAGGGGGTCACGGTGTATCCGGTCACGTCCGAGGTGATGCCATAGCCATAGCTGGCAGTTACCACCATACCAGTGGGGTCAAAGCTCTCCCCGGACTTATAAGTTGTCTTGATAGGGGGCTTGGTGACATCCAAACTCTCCAGTTTGAGAGAGCCGTTACTGCCACCGCCGGTCAGATTGAATACCTTGCCGACATTGGGGTTTTCACTCATTCTGTCTCGACCTCCAGTCGAAGAATATTTACGGTCAGGTCTATGTCGGGTGTGACTTCACATCGGAACATAACCTCACCGTCCTTTACAACATTGTCCGCTTTGATGCCGGTGTCACTGCAATCCATGTAGCAGTCGGCGTCGCCGCAGACAAAGTAACAGTAGCCGCTGTTCGCCAAAAGGGCCTGATGTTCGATTTTCTGTGCTCTGCCGCTCCATTTGCCAGCCGGCAAAGTGACCGTGATGAGATGCCCATAACCATCGGCAACCAATGCCGCCAGGGCGGCGATACGGGCGGCAGAATCAGCCTTTGCTCTGAGGGCAAGCATCTTGAGCTGCTCAACAGTGCTGAGTTTCTTCTCTGCCATACGTTTATCTTCCTTTCAAATGCGAAAAGGGACGGAGATATTTCTCCATCCCCTCTCAGATTGTTCAGGGCTCGGTGGTCTCAGGAGGCGTCGGTTCAGTCTGAGCCGCCCCGAAGACCTCGTCCAGCATGGCGGTGATCTCAGCGTCCTCGGCCATCACGATGCCAGCCAGCTTCTCCTTGTCGGCATCGGGGTAGAGGCCAGCGCCATCCTCCTTCTGGACGTAGCCGCTCAGGTCCACCTTGGTGTTACCCACATGCTCCACCTTGCCGTCCAGAATCATGTACTCGTCGTACACGTCGTCCTCGTCAGAGTCGGTCTTGGGCACCAGGTAGATGAACTTGTCGGCACCGTCGGCGGCAGGGTCGATGTCGGCTACGGAGGTTACCTTCTTCTTGGTCAGGTGGTCAGCGGCGGCCACGGCTTCGGCGATGGAAGGGCCGATGTCGACGCCCTTATTGGCAACAGCCAGGGCAGTGCCGTTGTTCTTGATCTCGGTGATGACATTGGGCTCGCCGCCAACGGTGGCAATATCATCCACCCGCTCAGACAGCTTGTCCACTTTGGTATCGACCTTGTCGATCTCGGTCTTGGTACGCTGAGCCAGCATCTTCAGCTGGTCGAGAGTAGTGTGCTTAGACATATTTATGTCCTCCTTAAAAATATTTGTTTGCGGTTGTCAGCCGAAAACATCGTCGAGAAGATCACTGACTTCTTTATCAGTGGCCGTATTACTGGGAAGTTCCTCAGGATGCTCAGAGGGATCGGTTTTTGCGCCGAATGCGGTGTTCAAAGCATCCTTGACTTCCTCGTCGGTTGCTGTCTCGCAGACGCTGTTCTTGATCTCCTTGAAGACCTCAGCCAAAGTCTTACCCTCGAAGCCGGCGGCAGAGAGATCGCCGATAGCGGCCATAATTTCGGAATACACGTCATCCGGAGAAGGGTTCCCCGAAGAGCTGCCCATGTTCATGGTAGCATCCGGGATAATCATGCTGCCGACGCACCAGACGGTCCCCTTACGCTCTTCACCTTTTACGCCATACACACCGACTTTAAGCTTGACACTTCCATGCTTCAGGCATTCGGCCGGAATAGTGCACCGGTCTTCCGTCAGGGCAACGATGACGCTGGCGGGGCCTGCTTCAAAGATGGCCGTCTTGGAGTATCCGTCCCAGCTCTCAGCGAAGTTAAACTCCACCTCATAGGTTTTAGTCGAGTTTTGCCGAAGGGTATCGTCCTCGACAATGACGGCCCATGTGTCCAAAATATCAATCTTCAAGCATCACACCTCCTTATCATGTTGTTCCATTGGCAGACAGCTCAAAGCGAATCACATTCACTGTGATATCCTCCGACGGGTCGGTATCGTTCTTGAACGTGATAAAACCAGTCGTGGTGATGTCTCTGGGCTGCACGTTGCATTCCAGATATTCCTCACGGCTGGCCTCGTCCGCACTGACAAAATACTTGTGGGTGGACAGGGCTATCAAACGGCTATCGGCAATAGTAATTTCGCCATTGGCCCATCCGGATGCTGGGATCACCAGATCGAACCAGATTCCGAGTACATCGCCGGTACCTGTACCGTTCCGTCCGTTATAAACGGAAATGTTATAGGTTGTTCCATCCGTCATAGTCACTGTGTAAATATCCGCAGTGCCAGGAGTATGGTCACCTTTAGTGAGTTGGATGTTTTCAATGCCGTTGCCGGTGGGGCCAACCAAATCACAACCAATACCGCTGTCGATATACTTCTGCTGAGCAGCGTCCCAGATCCACCAGGTTCCATCCTGCGGCTTAGGCGGCTTACCGCTATATTGCTGAGCGGAAAGAGCACTGGCAGCAGCGTCAGCGGCCGCTTGTGCGGCGGCGTCCGCATCTTCGTCAGCGGCATCCCGAGCGGCTTCGGCGGCGACCTTGGCGGCCAAAGCAGCAGTCTTTGCGGCCTCAGCATCGCCCTCAGCAAGCTCGGCAGCCGTCTTGGACACCAAAGCAGCATTTTCAGAACTTTTTGCCGCATTTTGACTTGCGAGAGCATCGTCTCGGGCAAGCTCGGCAGCAACTTTAGCCGCTTCTGCGGCCGTTTTGTCTGCTGTAGCTTGAGCGCCAAGGGTTTCCACCTCAGACCTTACCGTTTTAGCCCTTTCTTCGGCAGCCTTTGCCTCAGCTTCGCTTAATGCAGCAGCATTCTGAGAATCAGCGGCTTCTTGAGCCTTCTGGGTGGCGACAGACTCTGAGTTGGCGGCAGCCGTTTCAGAGGTTTTCGCTTCCGCAGCCGCCGTAGTGGCCTCATTGGCCTTGTTCGTGGCGGCGATCTCTGAAGTCTTCGTGTTGGTCTCGGAAATTTTAGCGTTGTTTTCGGAAGTCTTCGCAGCTTGAGCTGAGGCGGAGGCTGCTGTGGCTTTGATTGATGCAGTAGACGCTGATGCGGCCGCTGAATCCTTAGCCGTTTTGGCATACTCCATGGCGCTGGATGACTCCACGTTCATAGCGGAGAGAGCGTCATGAATAGAACCACGCACCTCTTCGCCATAGATAGCGGATAAGATTTTTTGCAGATAGGTGCTGATGTTTGCCAATTAGCTCACCCCTTCCTAATCCTCAAACATCCAATCGACAGCCAGAATCTCCTCGCCGGTGAGACAGCCGATAGCATCCTCATACTTGGCGATCATGAGTTCGACCTCGTGTTCCATCTCGTTGAACGGGGCCAGCTCGTCGCAAAAGTCCTTGAACTTCGGGGAGTCGATCTTTACGCCAATGGTGGTCTGTCCATGCCCGTCGGTGATCTCTTCACCGTATTTCTCAATAAGGCTGTTGCGGAACGTCTCATATTCAGTAAGGGCCTCGCCTAATACACGGTAGTTTCGGGCGGCGATATACCCGATTTTATCCCGATGAGACAGAAGTGGCCGTAGATTAACCATCATCTCTGCCATCCGGGAGTTTTTCAATCGCTTTTTCATGATGATTCTCCTTTTTAATCCAAACCTGTAACGGTAGCTCCACTGAAGTCTACATGTCCCGAAAAATAAACAACACCGCTACGTCTACCGATGGTGATGTAGCCGCCACAAGGACTGTAAATGTCGATGTAGGGAGCATCGCCCTCGTAGTAGCTGATGGTGAGCATATGATACCGGCTGTTGCCATAAGGACCATACAGGTTGAAACTTCCATAGCTGCTCCCAGCGATGACGTTAAACTCGCCTCCGTAGAATTCCCCACCTTCGATAACTGGGGATTTGATGGTGGTAGCATCAATGTAAGTGGATTTAATATACCAAGGCATTTCAATGGAGTTAGCCATTTTATAAGCCTGGTTCGCTCGGTTATAGGCGGCCTGAGCCTCGTAGTAGGCATCGTCAGCGAGTGAGTACGCCTGATTCGCGGTTGTCCTGGCGCTATCGGCCAGCGAGTATGCGGGGTTGTAGGCCAGATTTTGATTGGTCACCTGCGCCCAGTTGATGGAACTTCCGGCGCCCATAGTGACGTTGCCGTTGATGGTGATGACGCCGGTGGAGCTTACCGCGAATGTAATGGCTCCAGTGTTCTTATTCCGGATGGTCAGTCCATACAGGTCCAGATAATCGGAGGCAAACTTATCCCCACTCATCATGCTCCGACCATAACGGTCAAGGAAGTCGGATGCTTGTACAACACCTTTGAAGTCGCCGCTTGCTGCGACAAGCTGGCCGCCGAATGTTCCCTTAGCGCCGGATAATGTTCCCGCGAAGGTTCCTCGACGTGCAAAAAGGTTTCCGTCCTCATCAACGGTAAAATTACCGTTTCCGATATTGATAGAGCCCTTTTTCATGGTCAGTTTTCCGGTCTCGAAATCAAGACTAAAGTTTCCACCGTAGTCTTTGAGAACTCCAGCCCGGATAACATCTGCATTAAGTACGCCGGTGGTAATGTAGTCAGCCACAATAGAACCGTCCATCGTAATAGCCAAACCGAAAGTCTTCCCGCCATCGTTGGAGTAGCCGAGACCATTCATATTCCATTTCCACAACTTATCGGCCTTTGTATAGTCACGGACATTGGAAATATAAAGAGTTTCCGAGCCGTACTGGTCCTTGGTGATAGTGATATAGCCAGTGGTGGCCATATTCATGATCTGAGTGGCATTCTCCTTCGCCTCTTTGAGAATGGAGTGGGCTTTGGGCAGGGCCTCAATCTTTTGCAGAATGGCGGCGCTGGTCTGATTATTCACGCTGGTCAGACTCGTTTTCACTGCGTCACCGAGGGTGAATTGTGTCTGCTCTGGATTGTCCAACGGAATGTCCAGTTTCTTAACCGGGAACATCCGATCCAATCCATGAGGGCGGGATATGACCCGAATCTCGTCCAAGAGTTTTACCGCTTCGGTTTTGACATCCAGATAATGCAGATCCAGTGCGCTTAGCTCCAGTTCCAAGTTATCGAACTGAATGTCAGTTAAATAGGTCTTCGCCTTCTCCAGCAGAACTGCCGGATCACTGACATCGTCCCATGTGACAGTCTTCTCAATCCAGCCATATGCAGCCACAGCTTCATTGGACTGGACGTACATACTGCCCCGGTTTACACTTTCCACAGTCAGATAAGCGTCCAAAGCTTCAATGGGGCTGTCCTCAAGCCGGTTACCAAGAGGAACAATGACAGTTGCAAACTCAGTCGAGTCCCACTTTCGAGTGAAATCAATAAGGTTTGACCCAAACTGAATCACTTGGCTGCATGTATCGGGGTATTCTGCCAAGTAGTCCAAATATCGGACACCATTTACCTTTCTCACTCTGAGATGGCCGCCATACTGCTCGACCAAGGTGTTGAGAATTTCCATGGTCTTCTCATAGTTCGTGTAATAGATTGGAAAGTTCTTGTCGACTACTGTCACAGCCCCAAGGGAGAACTGCCGGTTTGCAGCTACCTTGGAGTTGTGGACAGCAATCAGACGTTCCAAATATGCACGAACAGAGAGGCCGCGATACTCTGCCGGGGGCTGAGAGCTATCATTAAAGAATGCCATTTCCCCCTCGCAGTAAAGATCCCGATTATTCCAGAAATCCTTACTTTCCGATAGGACTCGTCCGGCCCAAATCTCTTCTCCATCCTTTTGGACAGAAATATCCGTAATCATGCGGATGATGGATTCATAGCCAACATTCATCGGGGGTAGTTTCATGGATAACGAACCAGCGCCGTTGTCTTCCAATACCAGTTTTGGACTCAGAACCTTCATGCTTTCGAGCGCAAACACATCGCTGTAGATGCAAACGCCGTCTGCGTAAATCGAATACATTGGTTACAACCTCCCCTGTCTGAAGTCAACGGATACGGTCCCTGAACCGGAATCGCACCATAGATAAATGGTAGCTCCCTGATCTCCGAAGAATACGAACTCCGGAATCTGGATAGTCCCATCATGGAGTAATTTGGTTTCATCAATCCCCAACTGTGGGTTCACAAAACGGACGTGAATTCCTCGCCTTGCTGTGCTGGTCACAAGGAAATGAGGGCATACGGGGGCCCGCCCAAAGAGTTTTGCATCCAGTTGACGGGCAGTAGTCGCAGTAGTTACTGAGATGTTCTTGAAGATCGCAGCCCGAATAACTCCATTTTGAAAGTTGAAAGGGTCCCAAAGCCAATCGTCAATCGATGACAGCACCGACCATTTATAGGGGCCGACGCTGTAATCAATGGTAATGCGAGACCAGTCTTTTTGGCTCTTCCAACTGTTCACGGTGAAGCGCCCTTCGTAGAAATACTCGGGATCGTCTTCTAAGATAGCTCTCAGAGATTGACCGTGAATGAGATCCATAATTTCGGAGTAAACCGAATGCCATGGAGTCTGTTCGATCTTTCCGGCTTCCCACGGTTCAAACCCATTGGGCACAATGAACTCAAAAGAACCGATTCGGTTTTGGAAAACGGGATACCCGGTGAGAGCTTGCGACAAATCAATGACGCCGTCCCCACCGGGTATGTCTATAGTTTTTACTTTTTGTGCAGGCGGGTTAAAAACAGGCCGAGAAGTGGGGACCAGATGCCAGTCATCCCATGTGTTCTTCTTGTTCTTCTCGCCGAAGTCAAATGTGATAGAATGATACATACTAAATCCCCCTTCCCCTAAAGGCTTGTTTCTGTCCAAGAGCCGCATCCAACGGATCGGCCATTTCACCGACCAGAGTACCAGTGTCCAGGACAACCTGCATCCGCTCCAAACGAGCGGTCATCTCTGCCATCTCGCTCCTCAAAGAACGAAGTTCCTGAACAACGCCATCGTTGTCAACGGTGACTGTCATTCCATCTTTGTCCAAGGTGGAGTTAAATGCCAGACTGGTTTGCCCAGCAAGGGCAAGTGTTCTTGTGTAGCCAAACAGGTTGTTAAGTTCCCCGGCCCCTCTGGCCACATCAGTGAAGTCCAACACAGGCCGGATACTCGGCTGCATATCGAACTCGCCATTGACCAAATCGGAAACAGTGGAGATTGCGTTGGAAAGGCCATCGGTTGCATACCCCGCCATATTGGCAGCGGCATCGTAAGATTTATCGGCGTAGTCCGTCAGCCCCTTCACAAAACCAAGACCGGTAAAGTTACCAAGTTCCTGGAATACCCGAGAAGGAGAGTTGATGTCAAGTGTGTCTTTCACAGCCTGAACACCGTCCAACGCCATCTGAGTCAAAGCATCCAGGAAATTGGGCTTTTCCTCTTCGACGCCAGCCTTAATGCCTGTTACGATCTGCTTGCCAGTCTCATCCCATCCGGCTTCCTTAAGGATCGCTTGAGCGGCATCGGCCATCTCTTGCGTTTCCTTTTCGGTATCCTTCTTGATAAGACCGACTTTCTCGCCAAAGGCCTGACGAAGTTCTTCCAATTCCCTGTTGGCATCGATGGTGACCTGGTTCATCTTGGTCTGCCAGGTGGCACGATAGTCATCCAGTTCCCGTTCAGCATCGACCCGAAGCTGAGCAATGTTGTTCTGGGTTTCGATTCGGAGCCCTTCCAGCTCACCAACAGCCTGCTCACGAGCTTGGGCGTGCTTGATAGACCAAAGTGCAGCATACTTCTCCAACTCGGAATCGCTCATGGAGTTGAGAGCTTTAATCTGCGCGATTGCGGACGGGCCCATCTCTTGGAGCTCTCCGACAAGCTCGGAATCCAGACCTCTTGCAGAAAGGCTATCCAAAATATCCTGCCACTCACCAAACTCCTTCACCTGATCGGTCAGGTTCTTCATCAGCGTTTCACCACTGACTTCTTCCCGCTCCTTAACCTCATCAAAGAGGCCATAGGACTGGTAAAGACTATTGGTGCGAGATTCCAATGCGCTTTGATACTTATCATTCAGCGATTGGATATCAGACGCTAATTTCTCGTTGATGGACTTGACCTTATTGGCATACTCCTCTTCGAGATCCAAACGTTTCTGATTTGCTTCGCTCTGGACACTCTGAACGTCGCTAATGTACTGCTTCTGGGCCTCATAGATTTCTTGTTCAAGCCGGTAGACCTCACGATCCATCTTCTTGCGCTCATCGGTGCCCTTCGCATATCGGCTTTGCACCCGCTTGTAAGCGGCGAGCTCATCGGAAAGGCTCATTCGGTTGTAATACTTCTCCTCTTCGATCCAGTCCATGGAGTGCTGATAAGATTCATCCATGAGCTGATTACGAAGAGCGTAGACCTCGCGGTCAATTTTCTTACGTTCCTCGCTGCCCTCCAAGTATCGCTTCTGCATCCGCTCATACGCTTCGAGTTCTTCCTGCGTACTGAGCCGGTTGTAATACTTCTCCTCCTCGATCCAGTTAATAGACGCTTGATAAGTGGACGCAACGAGCTCATTTTGAATTCGGTAGACCTCTCGGTCAATCTTGATGCGCTCTTCGCTTCCGGCCCTGTACATCTGCTGTAGGCGCTCATAGCCTGCCAGTTCGTCTTTTAGGCTGAGTTCACCATAATACTTCTTTTCCTCTGCCCACTCCTGGAATGCGTCAATCCCCTTGGAACTGACCTTAAGAACCTCGTCGATCATTGTAGAGGTTGCCTGAGAAGCTGGGACAATACTGTTCTTAGCGCCAATAGCCAACCCCTCGCCCATATTTTCACCCAGATGGATGAACTCACGAGAAGGTGAATGACTATCCAATGCCTTCTTAGCAGCATTTAATGCGGCCAATGCCAAACTTCGGCCTGCCGCGCTTGAGCTATCAAGCATCGAACGAATACCATTGACAAAGCCTTGGCCTGCATTCTCACCAGCAGTCTCGAATTGCGGCTTCAGACTGTTCACAGTGGTAACTGCTCCAGAGAGTGCGGTCTGCATCGCGCTCTTGATAGATGAGTCACTACTACGAATAGTAGTTGCAACGCCCTTCATCATTGTCGTTACAGAGTTGTTGATCTCCGTGGCCTTCTTCGTAACGACGTCGGCCAGCGACTTCATCACAGATTCCATACCAGGGGTAGTGAGAGTTTTGCCATTTGTGATTGAGACGCTTACGGAACTCAGCATACCCTGAACGGCTTTGCTGACTTCAGCGGTTGAATTTGAGAACGCCGAGGTGAACTCAGAAATCCCAGTATTCGCCATGATTTTCAACGAATTTCCAAACGAACTGAGACCACTTGCGTCAACGCCCTGAATTCCTTTAGCCAGATCAACAAGAGACCAAACTTGAGCAACAACCCCGGATAGCTTCGTCAAATCAATACTGGCTACCTTGGAATAGTAATTACCCATGTCGGTTCCAAACGAGGCAATATCTTTGCCAAAGGAAGCAAGGGTTTGGTCGCCGCCGAACCATTTGTCAAAGAGACTGCTATCCGGAAGACCGGTTGCCAAATTAGACAGAGCTTGTGCGGCATTCGCGGAGGCTGTTACGATTTCCGGTTTAACATCTTTGATGGCGTTGGCGTAGGCAGAGAGGTCTTCGCCAAACTGAATAATATCATCGCCGAAAGCGGCCAAGCTATTGCTTCCGGTAAATACCTCTGCCAATCCTCCACATTTCGGAAGGGTGTTGGCCAACTCCACAAGGGCCTGTCCGGCAGTCGCCGAATTTGTCACAGCTCCAGCATCAATACCAGCGACAGCGGCTCCATAGGAGCTCATAGCTTCGCCAAATGGAATGAGGGATTCACCAAAGGCCGCAAGATCGTAGCTGCCTGTGAAGAATTCCATAACTCCGCCGATTTGCGGAAGTGTGGTCTGAAGCTGTGCAAGGGATTGTGCCGCGATTGCGGATGCGGTGATGGACTCGGTGTTAATTTCGGCAACAGCTTCTCCGTAGGATTTCATAGCCGCTCCAAACGGAACAATAGTAGCGGCGAATGTGGCAAGATCATTACCTCCCGTGAAGAACTCCATCACACCGCCAACTGCCGGAAGCGTGGTTTGCAGTTGGGCAAGAGATTGTGCCGCGATTGCGGATGCGGTGATTGCTTCCGCATTGATGTCGGCGACAGCCTCCCCATAGGACTTCATAGCTGCGCCGAAAGGAATGATGCCGGCGGCGAAAGTACCGAGATCGTTACCGCCAGTGAAGAATTCCATGACGCCTCCCACATTCGGAAGAACAGACTGGAGCTCAGCCAGAGATTTGGCCGCAGTGGCGGATGCAGTAATAGCCTCTGCATTGATTCCGGCTACAGAATCACTATACGACTTCATGGCTGCTCCAAAGGGGACCAGCCCCTCAGAGAATTTGCCAAGGTCATTTCCACCGGTGAAAAACTCCATGACCCCGCCAACATTGGGGAGGGTCGCTTGGAGTTGGGAAAGTGCCTGAGCCGCTACGGCAGATGCAGTAATGGCTTCAGCATCAATACCAGACACCGATTGGCCATAGGACTTCATCGCCTCACCGAAGGGAATAATACCTTCTGCGAATGTAGAAAGATCATTACTTCCGGTGAAGAAATCAACAAGCCCGCCCATGTTTGGCAGAGAGGCTTGAAGCTGAGCGAGTGCCTGAGCCGCAGTAGTAGATGCAGTTACCGCTTCCGCATCGATGCCGGTGATGGAATCGGAGTAGGCCTTCATAGCCTCGCCGAACGGAACGATTTGCTCACCAAAGGTTTCGAGATCGTTATCCCCTGCAAAGAAGCTTACAAGCCCACCCGTATTCGGAACGGTATTTGCAAGCTCCACGAGGATTGCTCCTGCTGTAGCGGAATTGGTAACAGCCTCGGCATCCAGACCAGAAACAGTCTGCGAATACTCCTTCATGGCTTTACCAAAGACAACAATCTGTTCGCCAAAGGTTGCAAGGTCATTGTCTCCTGTGAAGAACGCAACCGCTCCACCAGTATTGGGAATGGTGTTTGCAAGTTCTACAAGAGCCTTACCGGCTGTTGCCGAGTTCACAACGGCGTCTGCGTCAAGACCGGCCACAGCATTGGAATATTCCTTAATAGCCTTGCCGAATGGGACAAGCTGATCGCCAAAGGTGTCCATATCGTTGTTTCCGGTGAAGAAGGACACTGCACCTCCAGTATTGGGCAAGGTAGCAGCCATTTCGGCCATTGCCTTACCGGCAATCGCGGCATTTTGAACAGCGTTGGAGTCCAATCCCTTGATGCTGTCAGCAAAGTCCATCATAGACTTGCCAAAGCCAGAGAGCTGATTCCCAAACTCTTCCATGTCGTTTTCACCAACAAAGAATCCGACTACTCCTCCGGTATTGGGTAAAGTAGCGGCCATTTCAGCCAGTGTTTTGCCAGCAATAGCAGCGGTGCTGACCAAATCTCCGTCCAAACCGGAAATGGTGTTGGAGAACTTCATCATGGCCTCGCCAAACGGCACAAGCTGTTCTGCGAAGTCAGACAAAGAGGAACCGCCAGTAAGCCAAGAGGTCAATCCCTCCAGCAGATCAGCGGCAGTAATGAGAATGATTGCTTCGGTAAGCGCTTTGACCCCAGTGAGCATGTCTGGGTTGATGCTTCTGGCTCCGTCAATAAATGGCTTCACATTTGTCATGAACGAAGACAGATCCGCCCCGATCTGAGGGAACGAACTGGAAACTCCGCTCATGAATCCACCAACGATTCCGCCGACAAAACCGCCAATCGCATTCCCGACAGTTTGGAGGAATTGACCACCCTCACTGATAAGCCACTCAAGGCCAGGAATTTGTGCCAAAGCTCCAATGGCGGCCAGAACGACAGCGAGTTCGGTGATGACAACTCCCATTCCGAGAACACCGGTCATGGCCGCCGGAATAAGTCCCGAGACAGCGCCGAGTGCAGCGACTAATGCTGTAAGCAGACCAACAGCAGCGATCCCCTGAATAAGGGAACCGCTGTCGATATTGCTCAAAGCACTCAGGACGCCAGCGAAGAATGCGCCGACTACGTCCATTGCTGCCTGAACAAGCTGAGGTACATTGCGAGCAATTCCTTCAAGCACCTCAATCAAGAACTGCATAACAGAATCTACGATTTGGGGTGTATAAGTAACCAGAGACGCTAAGACGCCAGTCACCAACTGAAGAGCACCGTCAGCAATAGCGGGAACGCACTCAACGAGGATGTCAACCAAAGTCAGAACAATGGCTTTCACAGCCTCGCCAATGGCTGGAGTGCCACTTGAAATGGCACCGCAGAATGCCACAATAGCCTCGCCGATTTTCTCGGCAATAGCCGGAATAAGCCCTGCGAATCCGAGAACAATGGCTGAAAGTCCACCAACGATGAGGGCTCCGCTGGAGGCGAAGGAGGCTGCCAACGATGTTAAACCCACTGCGATGGAGGTCAGCCCTGTACCAATCAGTGTAAGGCCTGCTCCAATAGCAACGGAACCAACTCCGAGCAGGGCCAGTGCTCCGGAAATGGCAAGGATAGACGGAGCCAACGAGCCGAGAACCGCTCCTGCCACACCCATAATTGTGAAAGCTCCCGCAACTGTAATAAGACCCTTTGCAATAGCTTCCCAGCTCATGTTGCCAAGAATCACGAGCACCGGAGTCAGAACGGTCAACGCTCCAGCGGCCACAAGTAGCGCAGCAGAACCGGCCAGCGTTCCGTTCATGACGTTCAGACCGATAGCCAGTTCGGCAAGAGCACCGCCCATAGCTACAAGACCTTTAGCGATCTCTTCCCAGCTCATGTTGCCCATTGAGGAAAGAGCACTGGCTACAATCTTGAGTGCCGCACCGACAACGACCAGGCCGGCCCCAACACTGACCATGTTCTTGGGCATCAGATTTACAGCAATCGCCACTTCAGCGAGAGCTCCACCCATAGCCATAAGACCCTTTGCAATCTCTGAACCGCTCATACTGCCAAAGTCAGACATCGCAGATGCAAATATCTTCATAGCGGCAGCAATTTCAATCAAGGCAAGACCGGTTGAGATAACGTGTTTGGCATCGCCGGTCAGTTTAGTGAACGCTGTGATCTCCAGCAGAAGTGCAGCAATAGATGCCAGACCCTTAGTGATTTCACCCCACGACATAGAGCCAAAATCTTTACAGGCGGAGGCAAGAACCTTGATCGCAGAGGCAAGAATGACGATACCCGTAGCAGTCAAAACAGCCTTTCCATTGAACTTTGCATTGTTCAGGAAAATTTCGACTTCGGCCAGGAGAACCCCCACGCCGACAAGCCCCTTCGCCATATCATCCCAATCCATCTCTCCGAGGCTCTTTACTGCGGTAGAGAGTATTTTGATTGCAGCAGCAAACAGGATCATACCTGTCGCAGATTTGGAAGCATTCTTGTCGAACTTGGCTGTATTAAGGAATAGGTCGATCTCTGCCAGCAACACGCCGACGCCAATCAGGCCTTCCGCTAACTGTTCCGGCTCTAACTCGCCAATGTTCTTCATGGCCAGACTCAGAACCAGGAGCGCCGCTCCCATCTTTATCATGGCCGAAGCAGTTTTGTTGGCGGCTTTTCCGTCAATGCTCAACTTGTCCAAAACAGCCATAGACGCTATAAGTTCTGCGAACATAGTGCCCATAGCGGCAAGTGAACCAGTTACTTTGTCAGAGTCAATAGACGAGAGCACCAGCAAACTGACGGAGAGTACGGCGATAGATGCGGCGATCTTACCCAAAGCATCGGACTTCAACTTTGTCTGCCAAGCCTCCAGACTTCCACGAACACCATCCAAAATCTTGGTGACACCACCACCGAGGCCCTTGACCCAATCCTTGAGGCTGGTAAATGTATTCTCCAGTTCCTCTACAGGATCGATGAATTTGTTGATTGCGGCTATAATGCCGCCAGCGGCCAAAGCGTTCAGGAAATCAAGGATGCCGTTGAAATTGGCGTTGCTCAGGGTATTGATAAGACCGTCGATAGCTTTTCCGAGCAGCCCTCCGATAGCACTGGCGACCTGTCTGATAAGGGTTCCAATGCCCGTCAGGACCTGAACAAATTTATTCCCGGAAACAGCCCCGTCAATCTCACCCATCGAGTCGACAACACTATCTTTCATTCCGACAATGCCGTCTTTCACCCACTTGACCCTTGTGCAGATACCATCAAAAACGACCTGCAATTTCTCCAGGCCCGGCGCTCCGACTTTCTCTTTCAAAGTCCCAAGGAAAGCTTCAACGGAAGCCGTTGCCCCATCGAGACCAGGGAAGCCCAAACTCTCGCCAATCGCGGCTGCAAAGCCAGTTACAGCAGTAATAGCGCCTTTCACGACGTCCACGATAGTTTTGAGCCCCTTGTAGAAGACATCACCTTTCTTGATAGACTCGTCAAGTTTAACAAGCCATTCGCCAAAAGACCCAGTCAGTCCGAGGACGCCAGTAAGCAGCCCTCCGACAGCAGACCCAGCCGGAGTGATGACACGCCACAAAGCACTAAAGGCTTGCTTCACGATGTCGAGTATCGCAAAGAGGCCTTTGAATGTGTTTCCGATGTCTTGTAGTGGCTTGTTGATAGCTCCAGTAAACCCATCCGCACCTTCCTCCGCCTGTGTGAAGAAATCTCTTATCCTCTCAGATGCGGAGTGGAGAGCTTCGATAAAAGAATAGAGCTGCTCAGATGTGGCAGGAGGGAAAATATCCTGCCAAGCGCCTTTGATGGTCTGGAATAACCCCTGAACAGCCTTTGCGCCATTCAGGAGAGAATCGAACAGGAGTTCACGACCACTCTGACGACCCAAAGTGCTGACCAGAGAAGCAAGATTGCTGTCTGAAGATTTGGCTTCCTCTGAAAGGGCTCGAAGAGCATCAATCTGCTCCTGGGTATAGCCGATATTTTGAAGTTGCTCATCCGACAGTTCCGAAATGCTGACCTGCGTGCCGGCGGCTTTGCTGACCAAATTGTCCAGCGTATCAGAGAGAATGTCGGTGGTCAGCCAACCCTTGGAAAGGGCAGCATCAAATGAGCCGGCTTCCTCAATCATCTTGTCCAAACCTTCAACAGAACCCTCAGCGGTCTCCCGAAGGGTATCTCGGAATGAATCGACAGAGATTCCTGTTTCATTGACTCGATTTTTGAGTTGCCCCCAGCTTGACATCAGGGCTCCTTGGAGAAGCGAGTTTCTTGCTTCGGACGACCCGTCAATAATGCTGCTGAAAAATTCGGAGAAAGTACGAAGCGTTGTCTTCGCCTCTTCGTAGTCACCAGCGATCAACTGCCAGGTCTCGGCCCAACCGGACTGAGCACTCTCTTTAAGAGTGTCTAAAAGCTGAGACCAGGTTTTGACATCCTGAGCAGCCGCAGAGGCTTTCTTGCCGATTTCTGTAGTTTCATCAGCATAATCTTTCAGCGTCGAAGTCAAGACCTCCGTGGTCATCCACTGCTCCTGAAGACTATCATTGAACATATGGGTCGCATCAATAACAGTCCCCTTCGCCAAAGTCTTATACATGCCATCGGCGGTCCTCGTTAAAGTACCAGCTGCAACAGCAGATTCAAGAAGCTGTGTCTTGAACTCAACAGTAGCCATGTTGGCATTCTCGATGGACTTCCAGTCAATCAGCTTAACGTAGCCTGCCGAGAGCGCCTGAGCAAAGTTGTACATTGCTCGGGATGCTTCATTGGCGTTTGCGCCAGATACAGCGGCCACGTTACTGACACCCTGAATTGCGGCAACGGCGTCATCCAGCTTAACACCGGCATTGGTGAACTTACCGATGTTGGAGGTCATATCAGAGAAGGAGTAGATGGTGCGGTCTGAATACTTGTTCAGTTCGTCCAGTTTCTGATTGACTTTGTCCAGGCTTTCACCGGTACTTGCCATGATGGTCTGGATAGAACCCATCTTAAGCTCATACTCACTGAAACCCGTCGAAATCGGCTCGATGGTCAGGGAGGAGAGAAGACGCTTACCAGCATTCACCGCAGAATTGGTGATGTTGGAGAGAGCAGTCATAGCTACGACTTCAAATGCCGAGAA